GCGTGTAACCATTGGTTTCAAGTAAAGACCTTGTTTCCTGAGGGTAAAATTCCTATCGCACAAACTCTAGACATTGGTTACGCGCACTACTTTTACCTTGCTAAATACCAGGCAGAGTATTTTCGATCGATTCTTGAGTTAATCCAAGAGCAATTCCCTGAACGCTGGAAGTATCTTCAGTCCTTAATTCTTTTGCACGACGACATTTCAAAGAACAGCTAACGACTATGGCGATTCCCTTACATATTCCTGGTATTGATTTAACGGCATTCGCGTCAGTTACTGGGGCACAAATCGCGCAAGCTACGTCACACTCAAATCCTCTTGTACCATATGGGTTTGTGTTTGAGTGGGATCTCTCCGGGGGGCCACCAGTAATCTCAGGGGATTCTGCCGTCAAACTGCGTTTTATTATGATCGACATACAAGATCCTATAGCGAAGGTCTTTCGTGTTTGGAACGCTGACACATCAACTTGGGTTCCTGTTACACTTGGTGTTGGTTCTGTGTCAAATGCTTCGCTGGCTGCAAGCTCTGTGAGTTTAACGAAGTTAGACGTAGCTATGGGTGGGAAGTTACAAATCTTGCGAAAAGACGCAGCGGGCACTGCCTGGACTGTACAGGACTTAACACTTGATGACAATTCGCTTACGTTAGATAAGATATCTAACGCAGGTATTACTGAACCTTCGTTAAAACTCCTACGATGGAATGAAGCAGGAAATGCAGTAGAGAGCGTATCGTCAGAGATATTATTTGTTGCGGGAATCGGAGATGATACCCTAGAGGCTGTAAAGTTTGCGAACGGTTCTTCAAAACTTGGGTATATCTTTCGTCGAACTGCTGAAGGTTGGGATTTCGAGCAGCCTAAAAAGATTCTTGACACTCCAGATGGTTCTTCGGCAAACCAGTCGGTAGTCTGGAATAACGCGGGTAGTGCCTGGGAGAATAAAGCTGGAAGTTTCCTGCACGAGCAGCATATATTTACTTCAGCTGCTCTAGACACTTTTGCAGGTACAGTGATCCAGCCAGCTGTTACACATAATATGACTATTAGTACAGATAGCGTTGACAGTATTCAGGGATTCGTAGAAAATTTAATTACAGAGCATAACTACCTAGTAGGCGATAGAATTCCATTAACATCTGTTTACGAAACAACAACCGGTTTTCCTGCCTTTCAACCTTGGGCAAATACAACACAGTTTGGATTAAACCAGCAAACCGCAGCTGGAGCACTTCTGCGTGCACTAGACCGAGATCTTGGAACTCCTGTTACGCTCACGCCTACTAATTGGCGTATTAAGCTTTACATTCGGCACAGAAACTTTACTTAATCTTACTATGGCTTTACTGCATATACTTGAACGACTTCGCGCATCTGAAGGGATTCATTTTGATGATCCGTTCCAGAAAACGAAGGTTATTGAACTGCTGAATCGTGTTATTGAGCAGTTCTACTCTACGAGAACATTGCCCGGGTCAGAGAAAACAGTTAAGCTTGATGTAACTACCACAAACCAACTTATCACATTGCCGCACTTCATCGACGATATTCGAGGATTGAGGTTGGATGACGCGAAAAATACAGGTGAATACCGAGATGTAGAGAATCGATTTGATCGATTTAACGCTAATGCGGATGTTCTAAAGTGGGATGATGCAGGAACTTCTCCGTTATATACAGAACTTTCAGAAGATGGACCTCTGACCTTTACTTTGAAAGCAGTACAAGTTGATTCCTTTTCAGTTGTAATCTCAGGGAAAACTACAGTTGCAGATTTTCACACTGAAGAACTTGTATTTCCTCCGAACACTGGAACGAAGACTACGTCAAGTAGCTTTATTGCAAACTTTGTACGGTCGATTGCAAAGAACTTAGTGCCAACCGGCACAGATATTTTGATCACTGACGCTGGAGGTGCCTCTGTTGGAACTCTACACTCAGACCAAAAAAATACGAGATATAAGGTTATTCGAATTGCTGATGTTAGTTCTAATTCCTCGCTAAGCTTTAACCATTGCATCGAAGTTTTGTACAAGGAAAGCTTTCGACCGCTTCACCAAGACATGGATGTATTTCTTGATGGCTCTTTTGATGATCTTCTGTTCTTTAGTTTCTTAGCAGATCTTTATTCAGGGCGTGAAGAAACTTTACTTAAACAACAGGCAGCGGCTCAACAGGTTGGTAGACTTCTTCAAGGAAAGAATCGTCAAGCTTCTCAAGGTAAACTTCGCCGGTTAGACTATATAGAGTCTAACTCTCTTCGCGCGATTCGATCTTCTAGATTTTCCCGTTATCCTTACTTACACTCCTCTATGTACTAATGCCTACTCCTGGTACAATACATTCGTTCCACGGTGGAATGGTTCAATCAGTAGATCCTACAAAGATCGCTGATGATCAGTATTTTTTTCTCTCGAACGGTCGTGTAAGGCAGGACAAGGTTCGTGCAATCAATCAGCCAATACTTTTCGATGGATTAGTTAGCGGAAATAAGCAAGCTGTTGTTGGTATTGGTTCACGGATTTATGCAATTGTAGCAGGTAAACTCTATACGAGAGACTATGCAGATCTATTAAACACTGACTTTTTGCAAGTTGCTGGGTTCTCCCTGGACGCTACGGTAGATAGGATTTACCATGTACTCATTCCAGCCTCGAATACAAACTATGCCCGTGTGTCAGCTGATGGACTTCCTGATGGAGTGGTTACGTTTACTGTACAAGTCCCAGGGAATTCACCGGGATTCTTATTTCAGGACGGGATTAACCAGGCGTGGTTTGTAAACATCGCAACGAATAAAGCTTTCCAGACTAGAGGATACAATCGGTGGAATACTACAAATCGTGAGTATGTTCCAATCGGAACTTTAATGACTTACGTAAGCGGGCGGTTGTATATAGCAGCTAAGGATCAGGAGAAAACTACATTGATACTCAGATCTGTAACTGGGCGACCGTTAGATTTCATGATTCAGATTAACTCCTCAGGTAATAAGATAGATGCGCTAGAGTCAATCGGGGGCGCGGCACCTGTAGCATATCGCGTATCAGCGTCAGAACTTACAGCCTTACATCCTTTGGATTTACAAAACCAGGCGTTTCTAGCTTGTACGGCTGCTGAATCGTTCTTTGTAATTCCTGACTTTAACAATCGACTTTTTGCAGAACCCACATTTTTTGATATTCGTTTCCTTGCAGTCGGTGCTATTAACCAAGAGTCTATTACAAATTTGCTAGGGAATACAGCGCTTATTGCACAAGCAGGAGTTCGGGATTTCAACTCAGTAGCTTATTTAGAGAATGCAGGCCGAAATTCCGTGTTAAACCGTAAGGTATTTAACCTAACTGAAGGCATTACCCAAGTAAATCCAGCAGCTATTACTTTCGATGACTATGCGCTCTTTGCTATGGATACAAGGATCGGTAAAGGAGTTTTAGTTTATGATACTCAGTTAGAGCAGTTTGTAGCTTTTGATACATTCGATGCACTTGGTGGTGTGGTACAGTTTACGCTTATTGAAGTAGCAGGTGTGCGAAGACTCTTTGTTATTACGGACGGCGATGAACTTTACGAATACTCGCCACGTCTCGGTACGCCCGCGCTAGTTCGTTTCTATCCTCGCGATGTAACTGGAGATCATAATAAAGCGTTAACATTAGCTTCTGTTGATCTTATCTTTGACTCTACGAAAACTGGTGGGGTTGCTGCGGCAGAATGTTATGCAGATCGAATGGTTACTGATTCCGCTGAGGGACGTTATGCGGCAACACAAATCGATGACGAAGACGTACAACAGCTTCCTTTCACAGCAGGCGTAAACAAACCGATTATTCAAAAGTTGCATCTACGTTTTAACGAATCTCCTGCTCAGGGCTCTCGCGTTGGAGTACTTGTTGCATGGGATGGCGGTGGATCTCTCATGTCGATGACGTTAAACTTAGTACCCGGTGGCATTGTTAACCAGAATCAAGCATTTAGTGAAACTCCACCCTCTCTCCCGGCTCGTTATAAGTTTGCACTTATCGGGGATGATGGTGTAGCTAATGATGCGAAGTTTGCAATAGTAGGGGCTATTCTACGGAATAACTATTCTGCTATTCTTGGTGCCGGTGATCATAATAACTATAACGATTTTAATGCTATCACAGCTTCAGCCTGGAAACCTTCAAAAGATGTTGACCGTACGTTTTTTGCCCTTGGTAATTCTGAACTTGATGACGGAATTCCTGGGACTAGACACACGGAGCATTATAAATTCTTTTTAGGGTCTAACGGAAATCGTTACTGGAAACAATCTTTGAATGAAAACGCTGACGTGTTCTTTGTAAACTCAGGGTTTAACTCTGCTGGAACTCTTATAGAACCCGATGGAAATACAGCAGGTTCTAAACAAGGTCTTGCAGTAAAAGCATTACTTGCAGAGTCTACCGCATGGTTTAAACTAGTTGTAATGCATCATTCACCTTATGTCTCCCAGGCTAGTATTCAGCAGATGGTTCTGCAATGGCCTTTTGTCAGTTGGGGCGCTACGATGCTAGCCTGTGGAGACCCTAATTTCTATGAGTATTTGTTGGTAGATCGTTTGCCTGTGGTTAATTGTGGAACAGGTACAGGACGAGCGCTAGGAACTCCGGATGAGATAGTGCGTAGCGATTCAATTTTCTTGGATAGCACGCATAATGGATTCTTAGAGTTTACAGTTACTTCATTTAAGGCAACTGTACAGTTTAAAAACTCCAATGACACAGTAATTCATTCTTTCCAAGTTCGCAGAAGATGATAACTTTAGCAGAAAAAATGGGGCTGCCTGTAGATACTGTTTTATCTTATGCACATGGTGTTATTGCTCTACGACCAAAAGATTTTTATGAAACAGAAAACGTTACAAAAGCTGCAGAATATTTATTTGAAGCATATCAAAGAAAGAATTCTTTAGCTAGTTTATATCGTCAGTGTAAAGAAGCTTCTGATTGTGGATTACTTTTTATAGCATTAAATAATCATAGAGATATTATAGGCGTTGGTATAGTCTTTGCTTTTTTTGAGACAAAACGATTTTATGTAGAGCATTTGGCCACATCAACTAAAATAGCAAAAATCTCTCTAATCCTTCAGTTCCGTGACATGCTTAGAAAGCACGAAATTAATATTCGCGATTGGACTTTTGGGGGAACTAAATTTCGACATAATAACATACCAATAGCACTTTCAAGTAAGTGTATGTATCGATGGCAAAACGCAGAGGTTAATCATGGGAAGTCCTAATGTACAATCCGCAGGGGAAACTACTGCGCAGCAAATTCAAGCACTTATTGCGAATCTTCCACAGCTTCTGGAGGCTATTGCAGGGGATATCGATACGGTAGATCGTGCACAGTTGGAATCTGCAAGAGAACTTTCTCCGCAAATTTCACAGCTTGGAGGGGAGATAGCCGCACAAGAAGCACAAGCTCGTGCAGAGGCTGAACTAAATATCATATCTGGTACTGGCCGTGAATTAGTTCGCGAGGCTACAGAAACAGCAAGAATAGCTGATCCAGAGTTCTTCAAACTTCGTGAACAAATAGCAGGAACGGCAGATACATTGCTCTCTCCTGAACTTACCGGTAGTGAACTTGAAGAAGTTTCTAGATTACATAGCCAGACATTTGGCAGTAACACTGCACAAGCTCCTATTAAATCACTTCAAGCTGCAACTCAATTTGGTTCTGGGCTTCGTGAACGGTTACAATCTGCTGCAGGATTTCTTGCTGGAATCGCGCCATCATTACGTTCTGGAGCAGATACTTTTGCAATCTCCACCGGACGTAGTGTAGTTCCAAACGCCTCACTTGCAGGAGTTTCTGGCGCTCGACAGACTGGATTACAAACTTCACAGTTTGGAAGTCAACTTCTAGGTGAGGCTGGAAGTACTGCAAGGACAACAGCACAAGCTCGTGCAGCTACACCAGGCGGATTTGAAAGGTTCACTCAAATAGCTGGAGGTATTGGAAGTTTAGGTAGCGCATTTTAAGCAAGGAAACATCATGGGACTTCTAAATTTATTCCAGTTCATCGAAGATCGGGTTACTAAAGAGCCAGAGCGAAACCCTGATTTCCTGGACTCCGAAGGTATAGTGAACCCTGGAGAACTTCCATTCCTGGGTGGTTCAAGGCGCGGGCGAGAGCTTAATCGTTCTGTGCTTCTAGATCGGGCAAAGCGTGCACCCGATCGTGCGATTTCTCGTACAGGGCAGACTGGATCTGCTAGTAATATAGCTCTTCTAAAGTTCCGCAAAGAGGATAGAGACGATCAGAAAAAGGCACTTGCACTTGGCCGCATTTTCCTCCAACAACAAGGTGCAAATCTCACACAATTTAGTAATGATGAGATTATCGATGCGTCATTTAATCCAGCTGCCGAAGAGCTAGCGTTAAGAGGACTGTCTGCCCGTGCAGGTTCACGGGAACAGCTTGCTCTCTTAGGTCAGGACGTTGAAGGAAAAGTTGTTGCTGAGTTTAACAGCGCGTTCGGTGCAACTAAAGCAGAAATTGCAGATCAAGTTCATGCAGAAAAGATTCGTAAAGATACACAACAAGCAGCTTTACTCGCCGCCAATACAGCTGTTCAACGAAGTTTTGATGAAGCCATAAATATCGAAGGTACTCTCGACCAAGAAAAAAGACTAGCTGCGGCAGAGCTTACCGCCGTACAAGGTACAGCATCTCGGGCATTCAATGTATTTCCAGGGACATTTAATCCTGGCGCAGGCGGTTTACTCCCAGGGCAACAAGTTCAACAGCCGGTGCAAAATATTCGAACTGAAGAGGTCACACCTGTCACAGAAAACGTTGGCAGATTCATAGGGACAGGGATAAATCAGCAGATTCTTGAGAGTCTTAAAGCCACTCCAACAGGAGTACGTATAGGTTCTGATAATATCGATGCAGTAATAAATGGCTTGGCAGTTGAAAGTGGTGCTATCGCAGCAAGTGCTGGACGTTTTACAGGAGAGCCAACGTTACAACCAGGCTTACAAGGTGGTGGAGTAAGGCAAGTAGTTAATTCCGCACTTCTTGCTCCAATTCCTGAGTCTGCAGTTGGCTCAACACTTGCTCCAATCCCCCAAAGTACGCCAGCGCAAGCACCACTTTCCCTTCTAGATCCTACAGCACTTCAACGTCCATTGTCAAGTCAGGCTGTAGAGAAAGACACAGAAGGTAATGTAGTTAAAACTCGATCATTCATCCGTACGTCGGATGCAATCTGGCTCTTTAACTCTGAGAATAGTCAGTTTGAGATCTTTAAACGTATAAAGAATTAACATTATGCTAATGTCTCGTGATTATTCTAAATTTCAAAAAGCATTTGTTAAAGACAAATTGTCTGCACTAGTTTTTGATATTTTGTCGAACAACTTTAGATGGGATGAAGATTGGCCCATAGCTTATTTTACACAAGTCTTCGTGAGGTCTCAGATAAGAGATTTACATAAATTTGCTTGGATTGATTTTGTAGATATTCACAATGAAGTTATTATACAACGAGAAAAACTTTTAAGTTTTAAATAACTGACCCCCTTGCTATGCAAAGTAAAACTATACACGCACAAGCAGAGTTAAACCCTAGAGGTGTATTTCGATAAACAAATACATATCCTTATTGGAAACGATTTTTTAAATGCATTTGGCCGAGCACAATACCACCGTTAGGTGAACTATCAGGATGGGCTAATGATGGAATCATTGTAAAAGCTAAAGTAAATTTTTCTTTCATCGATCGAATTAGGCTTTTAACTAGTGGAAATTTAAGTATAAAAACTGTTATAGAGTGTGCAAATATACCAGGTGCTTGCCAATCTAAAGTGTATGTACAGCCTGATCCACCTAAATTTTTAGACTAATTCCCGTTATGCCACCCCAAGCTATTACTTCTGTTGACGCTGACGAACTCATGGTTCTTCTAAATTCTGGTGACATTAAGCCTGAGCAGCTCGAAGATCCACCAGAAACTTCCACGCCGCAGAGTATTTCACCACAGGCATCGTTAGAACTCTTAGCTTCTGAGTCAGCTAGAAAAGCCTCAGACGCACGCCAAGAGCACGCGGTCATAATGGCTCGCAATGAACAAAAAGTAAAACGTACAGCTCTCCTCCAAGAACAGAGAGAACTTACCCGTCAGCAGAATCAGGTAGATCGAGCGGAGAATGCTGGTGTTATACCTGTTACTGTTGCAGAAGGTTTTGGGAACTTCGGTGGTGCTTTGATGAAACCTCTGAAAACTGTCGCACCTCGAGTTACTCCAAATGAAGTTGCTCATGCGTTTAACATACGTACTGACTTTTCCCGTAACGTAGCTGCGCCTTTTATTAATGCCTTTTCTACGGTAGCCAACGAATCTACTTCACCTATGATGATCGTTGGTTCTCTTGCGGGTATTGGTCCAGGTAAGGCTGCGGTAGCTGGGGTGATGAAAACAGCCGGTGCACTTACAGCACTTACAGTTCCTTCTCGCGTAAAGGAAACTGCTATTGCTGCTGGTCGTGGAGATGTTCCTCAAGCCATAGAGAATGCAGTTATTGGAGGGCTAGAAGTTGCTGGAATTGGTGCAGCTTTTAAGACTGGAAGTATCTTGAAACGCCAGGCGCGTGAAGCTTCTTCGGAAACTCCCGGCTTGTCCGTGCAAGGTAAGGAAGACTTTAAGCGAATGGAAGAAGAAGTTTTTGATGAGCTTGACACAATCCTCAAGGAAAAAGTAGATGAGAAAACCACCTTTGAAGAGATCGCTCAAATGATTGAAGTTACCATGGGTCCAGATGCAAGAGTGCATATCCCTGGGGCGTGGAATAAAATGCTTCGAGCAAAACGGCCACGCTATGATCTTGATAATACCACAGAGCTTATTGTAAATGTAGCGAAAAATGCTCCAGATGCTAGAGCAAAACAGATTGCAAAACCAACGCCTAAGTCATTCGTCGGACGAGCAAACATCGTCGAGCCTGCTGTAAATAAAATCGCGCGCCTCGGTGCTGCCGGGAAGCATCTCGCAGTAGCCTTCATTGAACATGCACGGATGAAAGCACGACTTCGTGGTCCTCTAGAAACTAAACCTTTTTTGGTAATAAAGAAAGCTAAGCTCTCTAAGGACGAGAAAGAAACTCTAGAGTTTTTCCTCTGGGAGCAGCAGAATAAAGACCAGGGAAATCGTAGTATACTCTGGGAAGACTTATCCGATGCCCAAAAGAACGTAGCAACTGAACTGCGGAGTTACTTTCACGGAACTCAGGCTGCACAAAACTCTCCAGAGCTTAACATTGAAGTCGATAATCGGCGAGCGCGTTCAGATCCAAACTATTTTCCTGGGATTGTCTCACGTGAGGTTTTACTAGAGATTACTAATAGTCCTGAGGCTCCATTTGCTCTTGCACGAAAAGAGGATTGGATTACGCATACAATGGAGCAGGCTCAGCGGCGTGTAAACGCTACGCGTGGAGCGAAAGAAAGTGTAGGTCCTGGAGTAACAGCACCGCAGCCAGGTCCTGGCACTTCTGATCCTTTACTTACACGCGAAGGTGCTACTAGTGCTTACGAAGAGTTTATTACCGGAATCTCTAAGACTACAAGGCAAATCATGGAAGAGAATCCAAACAACCCGCAAGCACAACAACAAGCTTTCGCAGCTATTCGTCAAGAACAAGGTCTAGGTATTCCCTGGAGTTGGACGGACAAAGACCTTTCTTCTGTAGTTACTCGTTATGGGCGTCGTGTTGGAAGTGATATGGCTTTTGATCTAGCCTTTCGTTCAAATCCTGTTGCGCGAACTGTCTATGGGCTACAAAAACCTGGCGCGAATAACCCAAAGAATGTGCCAGGAACAGATATCCCAATTCAAAGGTCCTTTGCGGCAAATCCTATGGTGAATAAGCTTTACGCACAAGAAATTGCTGATCTTGATTTTGCGTCACCAGGGACAGCCGAGGCCATCGCTACCGAAGCCGGCGTACTCCTCAAATCCGGGCTACTTACTATTGCAAAGTCCGGTATCCGAGATCTTCTTTCAAATCAGGCAAACATGGCTCCGCATATTCGTATGTCAGATGTGGAGAACTTTCATAAGGCTACGAAAAACCTTAGCTTTAATGCTGTTCGTGCGTATGAGCTTGGATTAGGTAAAGAATCTATGCTAGCGCTCACTGATCCTACGCGCGGTCTTCCAGGTATTGCGCTTCGTATGCGTCAAGCTGCTGAGTTTCAGCAGAAGTGGGCTGGTCGAACTCTTTATGAGAACGGTATTCGTACCCACACCCTTGGGATGGCTGATCTAGTTAGTATGGACTTCCGCGCACAGATGTTCCGCGCACCCAATGGCGAGATTCGTGGTCCTAAAGAAGCTTTAAGGTTCATGGACGATTTTGGCGATACAGTTAACTGGCAACCTTACATTGGACCCGAAGCTCAGGCCATGCCACCAAGGCTCCAGGATGAAATGTCTGCTAGATTTGTAGAATCTATGCAAGGAACTTTTGATTTACGCCAGGTACCTACGGGAGTTCTGGACACACGTAGTTTCATTCGAGGATTTACTACCTTTATGAGCTATCCCATCGGTCGAGGGAACGAGTGGAATAATAAAGTTCTTGAACCATTGCTTCGTGGAAATGCTACTCCGTTCTTTAAATCCACCTTGGCTGCTCCTTTGGCGGGGGCTGCAACTCTTGCCTACAACGAGATGCTTTCAGGTCTTCGCTCCAGTGGTGCAACTTTTGAAGAGGCTATGGATCAAGATGAACTTGATGATGCGATGTTCCGACTGGCTTATCTTGCAACAGTATCAGGGGCTATGGGTATTCAAGCAGACTATGCGCTAGCTGGTTATAAAACCTTCCTTTCTGATCAGAATCAAGTTCGTGGTGCATTGCCTTTCTTTCCTCTTGCAGACCTCGGTGCACAGATGGTTAAAACTACAGCGGATGCTCAGAAAGCTCTTCGAGATGGCGTTTCACCCTTTAACGTAGCATTACAGACCGCAGAACAATATGCCCGTGGTTGGAACCAATACGCAAACGTTATCTTTGCAGCTACAGCACGTCCAGCAGAGCGGTCACGCGTTAACCGTAACCGGGATATTGTCGCATTCCAATCTCTTAACAACGAGCCCCCAGATCCACGGTTTAACTTTTCCCCTTACTTTGACCCCAACATCCGTAAGTATAAACGTTCTGAAGATCCTGCCGAGATTGGGAAGCTTCTACCTCCACTCCTCTCTCGTATAGTCAGAGACTATGCAGAAGATCCTATAGCATTACAGGCCCGGCTTCAGTCATTAAACTCCGAGTCAGTAACCTACCTACCAGATAGCACCGTGGATGAACTACTTTCTTTGAAGAACATGGAATTCATTTCCTGGAAAGCTCGTACAGATTCTCCAAAACATGCCGCACAACTTCTGGTTAACCAATACTCAGGGAATCTAGTTAACGGAGTTAAGAATGAGATCGTTGCAGGATTCAGCGATCTTGTTGGAAACGATTTGGATTTGTTTGATCCACAGTTCATACCTAAAGGTAAAGCCCCAAGAGATGCGGCGCAGCAAGTATTTGAACAACCCACTACGCCACCACCGCCTTTATTTCGTTAGGGTCTTACTTCTTATCTGCTCTCTCTTGCGCAGCTTGATCAGTGTACTTAAAGTTTTTATACCGTACACTAAGCTTCTTTATGTTATGCTTAATGCATCGATTTCTTGATATACCTAACTCTTGTCGTAAACCTTCCATATAGAATTCAAGGTCACCTAATTCTTCAATCACATTCTCTAGATCGAGGGGTTTTTGATAAATTGCCCATTTCTTAATAGCGTCAAGCAATTCACCAGCTTCACCAGAAATACCTACAGCCATGTGTAAGCTATTAGCTTGTCCTATAGTGAGTTCTATTATTATGTCTTCACCAGGTTTAACTAGCGTTGTAACCATTTGTTGATGTTTAGTCATTATATTAGGTAGTTTTTATTGTTACATGTTCACCATCGTCACTTGAACTTAAGTGTTCATTTGTATGATTACATTCTACGAATTCTACAAGACAAAGGTTTGCTATGTCCACTAGGTGCTCCTTATTCCCGGTTTTCTCATAGAGATTTAACTGTCTTCTAATTAATGGAATCCTATCCCACTCAGGTTTTTCTGGGGAACGAAGTTTCCCGTAGCGAAGTGCTCCCATAATAAGGCGATTTCGCATAAAGGTTTCGAACGCTTCAGACCACTCGCTAAGCTTTAACGTTTCGTATATACGTTTCGATTCTGCCTTTGATCCATTAACTCTCGTTAGAAGTCTTCGGCGCATTAGTTGAAAGTAAGTCTCTTTCATTTTTTATTCTTTCGGTTCTTTGTCTTGTTCTGGTGGTTCTGTGTAATCTAATTCCGAGAGTGCATGATATACGTCATCTCCTGGAAACTTTAAAGTTGCCGCTGTTAGAAGCCCAGGGCATTGCATCACACAACTGTAAAGGTATTTACTCCCCTCTTCTAAAGGACCGAGCCAAGTTTTAGCACGACTGTAAACTACGTCACCTGCAACAAGTTTCTGTGATGCTCCTATTTCTTTATAGCCTTCTGGTATTTTAACGATCATTTTTTAGTTCCTTCTTTACTTATTTCTTTAGTCCATCCTTTTTTTGCTTCGCTTATGTTTTTTCTTAAACCTAGTCCTACACCCAGGATCATTGATAATACAACTTTTATTATATGCGTAACTGCGATCATAGTTTTTCTTCTTGTTGTTTAGCTATGGCTTCTTCATAGCGTTTTTCTATTTCTACGGCTTGCCCTGCCTCGTCTAACTCTTTACTTGCACGATCTTTAAAGTATTCATTTACTTTATTGTTTTTAACAACTATTTCTACAGTGCCAGGTTTTGAAACTCTAATGTCCTTACGCATTTGAGCTAACTCAAAAGCTCCTCTTATAACTCCTTTCGAGTATGTAGCTCCTAATGTGCTGTACAAGGTACTAATTGCTACGGACCCCCCGTGCCGCTCAACTAACGTCACTATTGTATCAGCCATTCGAGCCTGTGAAGACTTGTTGCTAGAATTCATAGCAGCATATGTAAAAAGTTCGTATTCTGTCACGATATCCCAAGCTTGATCGATATGATCTATTGTTAAAGCCATTTTCTCCCATGGTTGAGCAAATAACAATGCTAGGGCAAGCTTTCGTGCGTGCATGTGTTTCCTCGTATAGAAATCATCCATGCGCGGATCTTTAATTGCTCGATTTTTCTTGTTCACAACCCCATCTTGAAATCGAGAGTTTAAATGGGCTAACACTTCTGGTGGTAAAGCTACTTGCCCTAATGCCTGTGCAACGATTGTAAGATGCTTTAACAATACTGACTCTGCGGCATCTTGTCTTGGGTCAGCATCTTTCTGAAATACTTCTTCATGTCTAGGTTTATCTGCTTCAAGAAATACCATCCGTGCAAGTAACCCATCTTGAATCATCCCCTTGCTAAGTATTAAATTCAGATTATCTGTTGTAATACCCCCAAGTAAATTCAAACAGGGATTAGGTATTACATCATCGCCGCGTCCTATAGTTACTTTTCGATACGAGCTACAGTCCCACATCTTTGCAAGATATACAGTTAATTCTTTTGGCGGGGCACTCCCAAACAACGTGAGTAATTCGTCTAAGATAAAGGCTAGTGAGAAATGCGTATACACTAAAGATTTCCCTGTTACCGGATCTTTGTAAAATTTGGTTCGTACAGACTGGGATTGTACGTAAATTAATGCATCATAATTTACATGATCAGGCGCAATTTTTACTAAAGCTCTATCGTTCTTTTCATTCTTCGAGGGCTTATTTTCCGCAACACCATAGTATTCTTGTAAAGCTTCTTTTGCATTTATTCGACCGGCAATTTCTGCAGACGTTGGTTCGCATTGAAGTTCTTCCAGGAGCTTTTTAATTGTTTCTATTACAATTGATTTTCCATGGCCAGGAGCTGCAATGAATACAACAAACTGATTAGCAAAAATTGGCATATGTCTTAGAGAACCTAGCCATACGTTACGTTGGAGTGCGGCGGATATCATGGATAAAAATCCAGCTTTGATAAAAATTTGGGGTGTTGAGAATTTTTCTGTATATGTTAGCCATGCGTCGTATACCTTTCCGTAATTTTCGGGCATTAGTTTCCTGAGATTTTTATGTCATGTAAAATCTTAAAGTTAATCCTGCTAATACCACCAATACTATTAGCAGCGCGTAGCCTACTTCTCGTTCCTCTGAACTCCAATAGTTCATCGTTGATTATTGTAAGGGGTTTTATCTTTGTTCTTTGCATCAGCTTTTGCTTTCTTGTCATCCCAACAGCCTAGTGTCCAAAGTCCTAAGACTAAGATCCCTAACAGAAATTGAACTGCAATGAATAGAATAAGCATAGCCTTGCCTAGCCATTTAAAATTCTCAACTGTAAATAATTCTATCATGTTTTTATTTCCGGTGGGATTGAAATACCTTGCGCATTATAACGCACAAGATAACCTTTTTCAAAATGCGCCTTCCTGGTTGGCATTAGGAAAAGAAACTCAAAAGGAGCATTAATATACTTAGGATTAGGAATCAATCTTTCGTTTACAGCTAGTGAATGTTTTACTTTAAACTTCGATAACCTCAAACCGGTGAATGGTATAGCCATGACTAGCCCTAACATCAAACCCTGTATAAACTTTCTACGTTTCATAACTTTTCTTTCTGTGCATTTTCCCAAAGTTTTACATCCTCTTGTCCCAAACTATTCCATCGTGTAACCATAAGCTGAGGATTTTTAGGTTGGACATAATGACTAAAACCGCAAGAACATTGCATTCGAACTGCATTCATAAACTCTAGCTCCAGGTCTGTAAATATTTCTATGTTATCAAGTTGTTTACAACGTGGACAACAATACAGTAGGCGAAAAAAGTTTTTTACAAACATTACAAATTATTGTTTGTGTATAGAACTTATTGTACTCAAGATTAGGAATGCATACATAAACTTCCTACGTTTCATAATTTTTCTTAATAGTTTAAACCTTCTAAGTAATTTAAACGTTCGAATTCTTGCTCTTTTTTATATCTTATATAGGCTTCTTCATTAGCTTTTCGTTCAAATTTCCAACAGACAGAGCAAAAATAACTATTCCCTTGTAATTCGTCTTCTTTTGTTAATGATATTCCACAATTATTACAACTATTCATAATTTTAACCTTTCCATTTTCTTCACATTTCTTCCCCACTCTGCTTCGGTTTTCATTTGAAACTTTCTGTCCTTGTGCTCAAACTTAATACTCATAAACTCACTTAACTTTTCCGCCACTTCCTTGACATCTCGTTCCGGTGCTTGCATCAATACGCTGTCATGCTTATTACTTAGTACGTCCCACTCTACCTTCCCCTTGTCTTCCACATACTCTTGCATTTTTGTCAGCGCTATATGTGTAATACATCCTACAGTACTTTGTGGACAGTATGAATAATAGCTCTTGATTTTTTCTTGATTCAAATGTCCTGTGATTTTAATCGGATACCCGAATAAATTCACTATTTGCCCTGTGTCAAACGCCTCACGACGCACTGCGAAATGCCAGCATTTAATCTCTGGAAACAGTGTATGATATATCCTTAGAAACCTGCGTGCTTCGTCTAACGCCAAGTAAACCCTGCCCTGACTTTTTATCAAACAGTTCATTTGAAAAGTCTGCGCTTCCATGCCATAGTTAGCAGCATGACAAATCATCTTCCCTAGATCATAATATCTAAACTCACTAGAATTCGGAAGATACAGTTCTTTAATTAGTTCGTCCAGCGTGGTCCAGTTCTCAGACTTCGCTAATTCTCCTGGTCTACAAGACAAATACCGCGCTTCAAACAGCTCGGGACTTACTTCCAACTCTTTCGCCCACTCTTTCGAGAACACATGCATTGCTACGAATACGTGTGATTTTACTCCTGCCTGGAATAATTCCAAAAACTGCCCAGGCGGTGCAATGTTTGCAACAATAAATGCTTCGGCTCCTGCTTGATCTACGTTTACGAATACTTTATCTTCGTCAGGAATCCAGAGTGACACCATAGTCTGCGAAGGGTTCTGAACATTCCCTCCCTGCCGAAGTATCGTTTTTCGAGAAGACGCACGATACGTATCAGTTCCAGACAAGGCATAGTTAGTTGAGATGCGGATCATTTTAATTTCTTCTTAAGCGCATTTAATTTTTCTATGTACAACATCCATTCATCGTAATCTGGATGGTCTATAAGCGGGTGTGGATACTCGCGTAATAGTAGCAATAATCCATCGCGAAGGCATTCACGCTCAAAAGGGTTTAGTTTTATTGTTTTAGTCATGGTAGTTCTTGAAGTTCCAAAGGGTAGAGTGCTTCTTTGCTTCGTATTCTTAGATATCCCGAGGTTTCTCGTATTTTACGCCCGGTAGTGGATCCCGTACCATTGTATGCACTTCCTTTTGAAGATACTGGTTTAAATAATACTCCTCACTCAGGAACTCTGTGTTAAACGGTTTTTCTTCTGTGGCTGCACTCCAAGCAGCCCATAGATCCCGTTCAAACATAAACGGATTATGACCAGCGCGGCCTTTGTATTTCTTAATCAGATCTTTGCAGAATAACTTTAGGTCTTCTTCTGAAGTTTTTGGAGTAGGCGGATTTACTGGTATTGAACTTGAATCTTTACTCATTTTCTTTTTCCTTTTCCTTTTCTTGTTAGTTGTTGTTAATATCTAGAGTCATTGCGGTAACCCGCATTATATGATCTAGAAAAGCAGACTTAATGTAATTAATTATATTTCCAGTGTTCTTTGTTGTAATCATCACGCTTCCTGGAAATGGTTGTGTCCTTTCCATGCAAGTGATTAATATGCGGTCAGTACAAGCATCATCAGGATTACTTAATCTGATATGTATAGTATAATGACATTCTAAGAAACTGGTAAATAATAAAGTTTTACCTCCATTGTTTATGTATTCTATGCAATCGGCCGCACGATAAAGCTTTAAAGCCTTTAACTGCGCAGTCAGGGTTCTTACGTCTTCTTTAGTTAAGTTCATAGCTCATCCCAATTCATTGGCTCAAATTTTAACTCTCCTGCAATTTTTGCATATTTCCTATAAGCCAAACACACATCAATCACAGCATTCTTGTCATGTGCAAGCTTTAGTTTATACATAGAATCTTTCGCTAGACTTGCCAATCCAGTTTTCTTTGATTTCATCACTATAGGATAACATAATTCATCATGGAAATACTTAGCTAATTGTGGTGGACTACCAGGATTTATATCATAACCTACTAGCTCTTTTAGCATTCGAAGATAGAAGTTTAACCTTACGTCAATATCCTTTTTAAGCTTAAGCATTCGTTCTTCGTCCACTTTAATCCCTGTAAGCTCTACAATAATATATGGTCGGATACTTTTAGACACCTGCTCGATACTTGCCTTCACTCCAGGCCTTATGCTAGCATACGTATCAATTCCTTCTTTAATTAGCATCATAAGTCTCACATCTTTCGCACAATACATCCACAGTTGTTCTTGTTGCTTCGTATTGTGTGGGTTAAAAATACCTTCGTCTTTATGAAACGTTTCCTCAGTCCAATAACTTCCGCAGTGTCCAAGACTTCGCTCTATGAATGGAAAACATCGATGATGTGCAAGCATAGTATCGTAAAGCTTACGCCCTAGCGGTAGATGGTATTTTCGCGCCAGCACTAAGTAATCAAAACTTTTGCCGTTATGTGCCACAGTTTGATTTCGAGACATTGCAAAGACCAATGCCCGCAGAATTCTATTCAATGCTGTCGGTGAGTAAACCCCTTCGTACCGAAAGTTCACTAAAGGCACTACGTATACGTTTTTTGTGTCAAATCCAAAACCAAAGCATGACATCTCAAGCGTCGGCGGCATAGTCTCTATATCCAGGAACAAATCCCTGCCTTCGTTCTGACGGAGCACTTGCTCTACAAGTTCTAACGTCGGCACAAGATGGAATTGAGTCTTTACTTCAGGTAGTAACCCTCTGGTAGCCCATTTTCTCGCACGCAGCATGTCAGACTTAAACCAAAACCTGTAATTCTTTCTTTGTGTTTTGCCGTGTCGCCGTTTTTCATCCCCGACTTCATCTTTATTGGAGGCTTCATGGCTGGCGTAAGGATTAAATCTAGCTTCATAATCCACCTGGTCAAAACAATCTTGGTAAGCGAAAGTAGAAGTACAGATAATATCTGTAGTATCCGATCGAATAATTCCAGTTATTTCTCTCATTCCTGTTATATACTTACACACCTTTGGAGTTCCTCTAGCTTCTTGGAGTAAGTAATCAGTATCCGACGTCTTTATATAAAAGTTGTGAGCTTTCTCACCCAAAGCTACGATTACTTTAGTCCCCGACCGAATTATTCCAGTATCTCCAAGTATTCGAACTTCTGTATGGTCTAACGAGAACTTGTTCCCAAGGCAAGATTTTACAAATTTTCCAGCAGTTCCGCTAAGTAACTGTTTTTGGTTATCAAATCTTGATGGATGTGATACTACTAGAGTAATCCCACGATACTCTTTTGTAGGATTCATTCGATATGGATAAGGTTTAATCATGGTATTAGACTTATAGGGCATTTAACTAGAACTTCAAGTTTAGTCTCTAACTTTGACGATCTTACTAAAAATCCTAGGAATATTATGTCTTCTTTTCCGTGAATATCCACCCTACGCCATAAGTACGCTGCGTTTGTAAGGATTTTTAACTCTTGCCGGCCTAATTCAATTGCAATGACAGAAAAGTTTTTTTCTTTTGCTTTACTTAAGAGCTGTTGAATTTGCTCGAGTATTAGATCAGGATTTAATAAATTTTTGCTCATATAGCTAAATTCCTTTCATGTCTATTAAAATCCCAAGCGTAATTAACACACAAGTTAGTGCACTTATCGCCAAAAGCATCCAATAGCTCCATTTCTCTAGCCTAGTTATCCTATATGTGCTTTTGGCAATTTCGTAGCCTCTCGAGGACAACCCAAAGCCAAGGCTTTTCTGTGACTCCTCAACAGCATTTAACCTACGTTCTATCGCAGACCATCGACGCTCACGTTCTGTATATACTTTTTTCCAACCATTATTTGCGTTCTCTAATTGCTCAAAACAAATAGTAATCCGATCATTGAGTAGTTCAAACTCTTCTAAGCTCATGGGTAGCATTATCTGTGGTTTTGGGTTAGGTTCTCTCTTATTGTAAACCTACTTCTCTACGGGCCGCTTCTGTAGTTCCTACGGGTATTACCACTACTCCACTACCACCATTTGGGAAGTTAATCAAAGCAACTTCTCTACCATAGACATTCGAAAAATCTATTCCTGGCGTTGGCGGCGTCATTGCTTTTAGCATTACCTGTTGCTTGTATGCTATATAACTTAGCAACAAAAACATCACAAACAACCCGCATGCTAGGGCTTTTATTAACTCTTTTAAAGTAGCTAAGTCTTTTAGATCACCGTATTCATCCATATGTACCAAGGTTTTTTCTTGCATAATTTTAGTTCTTCTTAGAAAGGGCGGTAGAGGCTCTACTCCTCCCCTACCGCCCTGGGAGTTTAACTTTAACTCTTAACTTTTAACCTGCTGCTTGCGCAGCCATTTCTGCCTTTTCGTCACGTGTAGTGCACCAATTTAATGCATTCTTTGTATAATCTTCAGAAGCCAGCCCTGCGATATCCCGCAGCCATGCACTCGCACGGAATCCTCGAGTTAACTTCTCACCGGTATCCATGTCTTTTATTATATCACCTTGGTCATCCCTCTCAAACTGTTGCTCAGATGAAACTTTGCACTTGACAAACTTTCCGAATAATTCATCGATACACTCTTCGATATTTGCTACTTCAATATTGCCGGCTCCATCCGTAGGAATCTTTATCCCGCAGTCAGTTAACAACTGTGCGATCTCAAGAAGACCATTACTTTTCTTTCCATGCACCATCCTATGGTAAATGGTTAGTTTTGTTCCGGCGACTGGAATATCTATTTCTTTTACTTCTTCTGCGGGATCTCTTCCAGGTGGATATGCAAGTACACTCTCAGGCCAACAGATTTCTAGTTCAAGATCTACGCGTTGTTTGTAGTCTTTGTCGCCAGGAGTTCCAGCGTTCTTAAACGTTTTATCCACGACACGAAGAACATACTGGCGACTTGGAATATACCCAAACATGCTGCTAGAAGTCTCTGTGGTTTCATTATCTGCGGTAGGATTTGTTAGTTCATTAATGTTAATGCTCATATTTGTTTTGTTTTTTGGTTTTTTGGTTTCTGTGGTTTTACTTTATTCGCATTTATTGCAATAATCTCTTTAAAGATTTAACAATGTTAGCAAATAAAACATCTTTAAGTTGTTGTTCAAGAGGAAGTTCGTTAAACAGGACAATGCAGGGATGGGTTTTAAGCTTCAGGTCTTTCGTTTTTCCGTATACCCAGCCATTTTTTACTTTATCTGCCATCCACGCTTCATGTGAATGTGCTGGAGTGCTATCTTTAACGCTTAAATGGTAGTGAACTCCTTCTATAGCTGAATCTCGCTGCCATTGATCGGCATCATCCCAAGGGCTCTGAGAATAATCACCGAGTTGTTGACAATAAGCTCGGTTAGCCTCATGACATACTTGTGCAATGTTTTCTATGATCATAATTCTTATGGTTTCTGTGGTTAATCACTCCTTACGAAGGAATAAAAGTTTTCAAGGAAAAAATCCTGTGGCGATTATTTGAATATTATTTGATACCATATTACTACTAAACACGAGAAATTTATGAAAGTCTTAATAGGTGCAGGAATAAACAAAAAAGAAAATAACATCAATAGTATAGCTATAGAAGCTATTCTAAAGGATTTATCATCTTTAAGATTTTGTAGAAGACCTTCTCTTGAAGTCCAATGTTTGAGCATATTAGTTATTTTCATGTTTCTTGTTCTTTACATTCTTTGTGTTTTATACTTCCTATTCCATGTATTGGTTGTTCTTTATGTGCAGGTAGTAACCTTACGTCTCTACGAAAGTAAAATGACGTCGTCCAAGTATACCCATTAAGTGGTCCAAAGCCTGACATGTCTACTTCAAATAACCCAGCTTCTCTTAGTAATCTTGACGTAAGTTCTTTCCAATCAGAATTATCTAGGATAATAAAGCCATTGTGGGACAACATTTTAAGCGCTTCAATTGCGCACTCGTAACGGTGACTTCCGTCGATAATAATAACATCAAATTTTTCTGTATGTTGATGGATAAAATTCACGTATTTTTCCTTCTCAGGACAAAAATTATAAATTCCACGGCAGCTTGTATCTCTAAACCATTTTTGAAACCACTTTTTATTATCTTCTACTGAAGCTAGCATTTTACAACGATGCCTCCAATATCGAGTAGAGTTACCTGAACCGTACTCAAAAACGTTACAGTTCATGAGATCTAGTTGCTCTAAGTATTCAATGGCTGGATAAGTGTACCAAGGAAGATCACCTTTTGCGTACCGCCGATCCCATTCGCGCAAGATACGGTACTGCTCAAATTTAGCTAGAGCACTTTTAATTACTTTACGCATTATTTTTTGGTTTTGTTATTAAGCCATTTCTTAGCCTGAAACGTTTCACCGTTATTCATAGATTCCATATCTATAAAAGAAGCTATAAAACCTCTAGCCTCTATAGATCTATAGGTGCGTAGGTTACCATCATTTCTAGAACTAGTAAACTCAAAGCCGAAAGATTTAAACCAGTCATCTAAAATTATGCCAGATAATTTTATTGGAAGTGCATCAAGTATATTCATTATTTTAATTCCCTTATGTCAGGTTCTTGGTATTCTATACCTGGTGCATACTTATAAATATGTTCCCACTTAAAGGGTAAATCTTTACCGGCTAAGTGCTTACTTCTACAACCTGCGGTAACATCCCCAAGGTTCTTGAACGAAATCCGTAGCGCAGATCCTAAACGATACACGTAGCCTACTGCATCTGCTTCGGCCGCAACTATAGTTGTCAGTTTTCCTGTTAAATCTAAATCCTTACCTAAAGACTTTGCACCATCTTTAGTTTCAATCTCTTTATCTCGTATATGCGCAGTGAAAATCACCCTTGGCGCAGTTAGTTTCCATTCAAATAAATACTTTCGCATCACTTCCCTTAAGTAACGATATCCATAACCGTGAGGTAAGTCTAGAACGCTATCTCCTGTAAAACGCTTTCCTAGCGTACTTTTTTTGTAAATCCTAGTTGCTATAGGTTCACAGAAATCCTCAAACCTACTGATCGTATCTACCGCAACAAAGTCGAATTTCTTCTCGATAATTTCAGGGATTAATTTATGCCAGTCAGTAATACTTTTGTCAGATGTAATATGCTGGGCTGTACATTTTAAAAATGCTGTTCCATCTTCTGTATCCATGATAAGATGCCGAGGTAACTTTGCTAGCATCTCTGTTTTTCCAGACTTAGCAGGGCCATAGATTACCAGTAGCCTAGGATCTTCGTGGCGGGCATCTGTTGTTTCCCCCGGTTCAGGTATAATAAGGTTCATAGTTCTGCGGTTTTAAGGTTCTAAGGTTTTCTTCTTATATTTTCTTACCTTTCCATAACTCTAGGCAAAATGTGGCTCTTGTAATTGCTCGCTTCAAATGCCCTTCTGGACCTTCTCTATCCTTGGGTTCCGTGCCATGCACTTGATTATACGCTGTAGTCAAATGTCGTATTGCACGCATGTAATGATAAGCAGGATCTATTTGCCAATCTTCAGTGTACCATTCACCAGGACCAGATTTATTTGACCCTGTCTGTGAAGTCCCTTGCGGAGACATTATATCAAGTACAGCATTGCAAGCATGTGCTGCAACTTCTTCCCTAAATGGATATAGTTCTTTTTCTTTCGGCTTACTTTCCGAACTTGAGGGGTTCGTAGATTTTTCGTTCATAACTTGGATCACTTTCTATACTTTGTAGGGTTAACGTTTCACCAACTATTGGTTTACAACAGAAATTATAAAATTGACACTTACCATAAACAGATTCACACGTGTGATTCATGATACCTTCTGGTTCTCTTAGTCTAGCAAATTTTTTAGTCTCAAATTTATTTATAAGATCCCAGATTTTAACATATACCATTTCTCGGTATTCGTTTAGCTGTTCTGTCGAGAATTCAAACACAGATGACATACGGAAAAACGGCGCCTTTGCATTTAAGAATACTCCGTCAATCTGTGCTCCTTGTATTTTCCGCGCTATTTTTCCAAGCTCTTTTAACTCTGGATGTTTCTTACAGAAATCTCTTAGCATTACTATGTAAAATAACATTTGCGTATGACACTCATATCCTGCAAAGTAATCCCAAGGATTCCTGCACATTGCAGTAGTCTTCATGTCGCAAATTATAGGACCTTGCGGTGTTTTACAGATCGAATCAATCGTACCGCAGATTACCACCTTCAGCTCTGCTGTCTCGTAGAAAGTAAATGCAAAAGTTAACTCGCTTGCAGGCTTTCCGTTTGCTATGCGTAATACTTGGAAAGGTTTCTCATCCCATACATAACGCTCGTAAGCAACAAATGTAGACATAAGAAATCCTTTTGTTAGATATCTTTTATCCTTGCGTTCTACAGTAAGGTTAGGATTCCATGCATGTACTTCTTCTGCCATTGTTTTAATTGACTTAAATGATCCCGGCTCCCATGCTTCTGTTAGCATCTTATGCCTAAACGAGTGCATACGACTGCCAAAATCCATTGATAGCGTAGATTGTGTTTTACTCTGCCAGCCTTCCAGACAAGTTAGCTGATGCTTTCGAGCACAATGCATAGTTTGCAAACTCGAAGCGTCAAGGTAAATTATAGTTTGTTCCATATTTTATCCAAGTTTCTTTGCTGTTGTTTCAGTTGTGCAAGATCGAGTTGCTCCTTGACTTGTGCTAATTTTCTTTGTTTTTCGTTCGCCATTAACTGCCCGCGTAGAAGTCCAAGATGGTAACACGTTACAGCATAACTATCTAAACTTTGATTTTCAGTCGAGGTCTGGATTTTTGCAAAAGCTTCAACAGCTAGTTGCGTTTGATAATCGCTAATGATCATTTTTCCCTTCTTTCCCTCCTTTCCCTCCTTCACTCACTCCTTCCAAGGCTTTTAACATCCTGGCAATAGTATTATTCAATTCAAGTTCTTTCATTTCTCGTGCTTTCTTTTTTGTCTGTGGTTTTGTGGTTTTAGCTTTTACGCTTTTCATTCCCTCAAGAGTCTCAGCACTTAATGGAGTTCTTGTTACTATTAAATATGGTGCAAGAAACTCTTTTAGCTGTGCATCTGTCATGCTTTCCATAAGATCAACAGACATGCTTAGTAGTGCATCAATAGTCATGGATTCTTACTTTCATCGTTTTCAGTATTTGCATTATTTGCTAGTTTCTTGAAATTTACTATATCTATTAAATTTAGCATAGCTTTAAGCAGTGTTATTACACTTAAAATATAGCCAGGTGGACAAAACATTTCCGTAGTGTTGGCTTTAAGATCTAGCCTCAAGAGTAATTTACGTCCTTCATAAACTTCAACTATATTGTTAATTGGCGTTAAAGTAATACTTTTTTCGTTAAATTTTTTGTAGAAATCAATAGTCATACGCTTTTCACTAAATCTATTCTAATCTTTCCCTCTGTTGTAACACTCACGTTTATCTTAGTAGAATCTTTACATAGCAACCGAACTTGCTCTAAAAACATATCACTAACGAGAACGAGTTCAGTAAAATCTCCTGGTTCGCCTTCTTCAATAAACATTCCCAACCCTTCTAACGTAGCCTGTGTGTCTAACTCCATGGCTGAAAACTCTCCTGCATCTAGTTCTTTTTGTAATCCTTCTGCGCCTTCGTTAAGCCTGTCAATAGGATCTAATGTTACGCTTCCTAGCATATCTTTATTGGGACCACGCTTAACCCTACCGTCAGGGTTTAACCTTACACGCACTGTATTGGAACCCTCTTGATGTATAGTATATTGCTCCCAAATGGTATACCATTTAGAGGCTTTGTTATTCTCTGCTAGCCATTCAATTCCTGCGCGTATTTTTTGTGTAAAAGAATTTTGTTGTAATCCAACGTCAGAGGGATGCATTTCAAATTCAATAAGCTTTTCATTTAACACCCGTTCCAGTATTTGCTGAACTTCTTTTCCATTTCTTTCAGTCTTATATCCACCTGTCATGTCAACTCTCCTTTCAATAGAAAATTTATATACATCTCGCGTAACTCTCCTTCAAGTTGTCTAACATTCCCTTTCTTTACAAGGGTTGCCCACGTGTTTTTATCCCAAGCTGTTTCATTAAACACTTTACTGAACTCTGAACCCCAGTCGTTTAATGCGATAATATGTTCAGCGATTGGAGGTATATCAGACATACGGTCTACGAGTGCCGGAATTTGAATTTGAATCCTTGCTAGCCGATGGTATAAGTCTTCCCTTAGTATAGGGTGTTCAGTACTAAAGACTCTTGAAGTTGCTGCTAAAAATCTACAGTTTGCAGTTTCATGTTGGTCTGAACCTACAGGTTTAAAAGTCCTATCTTCTAAAACTCTCAAGAGCTTTACTTGTATAAGCTCTGGTAAATCCCCAATTTCATCAAGAAACAGTGTCCCATCATCAGCCGCACGTATTAATCCCTTACGATCGTTCACAGCACCCGTAAATGATCCCTTTATGTGTCCAAACAGTTCACTTTCGATTAAAGTTTCTGTCATTGCGTTTGCGTTACACGCTATGAATTGTCCAGTTCGTTCACCATGCAACGCGCGGGCTATGATTTCTTTTCCAACGCCTGTAGGTCCTTGGATAAATACAGAGTCTTCCATCGCACTAGCTAGCGTAACTTTTGCTTTCATGTCTATGCATAGCTGACTCTGGATTGTTATAAAGTTTTCTAATTCGTCTAGGACTTTACAATAATGATATTTATTTAACTTAACTTTCATTATCTCACTACAACTGTTTGCGAGAGATAGTGAACCAAACACTTCAGTTACAGTATCTTGTTCATGGTCTAATTGATAGATAGTTCGAAAATATCCTAAGATATCCTTTCCTATAATTCGTTGGGTAGGGTGTGTTTTATTCATAATGTGGTAGATAGTAGGTTCCTAAAGTTATGGGCAGCGGAGGTAATCAGTAGTTATAAGCGGTTTAAACTCTAGTAGTTTAGGTTCGGCAGGGAAAGTAAGTAACTTAAGCTCTAGCTCTGGCTTTAACTCTATAACATCTTCCTCAACTGCAGACTCCACAAATGCAGAGTTAGCTAATTCTTCCCGTTCGGCTTTAAAATCTTCCGTTATTTCCTCCTCAGTGGCCGCACGAAAGTTTTTAAGGTCTTTGGCATTTATTTTTCCGTTCGTAGCTTCTACGCCTCGCTTGATTAGCAATTCATTCCAGTCTTCTTTTGTTCGAATTACTTCTTTTAAACATCCTAATTTTGGTTTCATGTTATCATGCACTTCCTCTTCGACAGTCCCGGTGTAATAAATCATAGACTGATATGCATCTGAAATAGAATTATACCGTAGCGCACGACCAAACACTTGAACTACTTCATACGCGTCGTAAGATGGTGTTCCGTTCAGTACACGAGGGCGAGAATCTACATGCTCGTGATGAAGATCTAGACTAGCGCCGCCAGCTTTTGCTGTGAATAGGCAAGTGCTTCGGCCACCTTGTTGATATTCGTCAATGACATCTTGTTGCCTTTTGTCTCCCATAGGCTTAAAGAAAGCTTTAAGTTTTTCCCATTGCTTTTCTGTGGCAGTAATCTTATCATACTCTAGATGTAATGGTTTATGTTGAATAAACTCGTTTAAGTCTGCTACGCCTCCCCAGATTAGCGTAATATGCTCTAAAGGTACACCATGTTTACAGTATAATTCGATTACACAACGGATAATAGTTCCTTTGAAATTCGTTGCAATGAGTGGATACTTGTCATTCTCTAGAGCTGTTATGGTTCGTTCTACTAGGATAGAGCATCGTACTAATTCTCCACGTTCTCTGAAAATGTTCTTTGCTACCATCATTGCCATTCCAGAGCCTGGTGCACTACGATCAATTTTCCGTAGCCTTTCGAGATAGTCATCCCATGCACGGGTAAACCAAGCTTTGTGACCAGAGGACTGAAATTCAAGTAACTCTGCCCGATTATAGGCCTTACACTTCGGCCGAGCATTCTTTAATCGTATGATGTTAGACCCTAACCAGTCTACTATACGAGCCATGCCGGCCTGGTTAGGAATCGTAGGGTCACTTTTGTAAAGTTCTTGTGCCCGTTCCATTAGTTCCTTTGGCCTGAACATCTGAGTGCTAAGAATAAAAGTCTCTGCGTGGGCGAGATGAACCCATGGAGTAGCTGTTACCATCATCTGAAGAAATTTAAAGTTCTTGGTTTTAATTCTTCGGGCCATCTCTGTAAAATTCCTGGCAATTTGGGTCTGTTTACTATTCGCATTTCTTAAGTCATGCGATTCGTCTATAACAAGAATCTGCGGTGCAAACATAGGATTCCAGACAGGCATGATATAAATATCTCCAGCATGAACAAAGGTTTCCCAAGAGATGAACTTCTTTCCGGCTCTGTTTCGTAGTTCACCCCAAGTCATGATAGCCACGGAACCGCCTGACTCTACAGGTAAACCAAATTTGTTCTTTAATTCTCTGTAAGTTTTGATCTTTGCTTTTTTTCGGACTACGATTACGACGGCCGCGCTTCCTAGAGGTTTCTTAATGAAACCTGAGTCGTAAAGTTCTCGAAGCCATTCCCCAAAAACGATTGTTTTTCCACAACCTGTTACACCTTGGACTAACGCAGAAAAGCTCTTTCCTCGGCTAAAATGCTCTGCAATAGAATTCAGTCCAGTTTTTTGAAAATCATGTGGTCCTCCATAGTTCCTTCGAGTCTTTAATACAATTGCCGGCGCTTTCTCACGGAACATCTTAGCTCCAATGATATCGTTAATCAGCTTTGTAGAAGTCTGGGAAGGTAAATCTTCGAAGGAAGTGATACTCATGGTTACAAATTATGTTCTTTACAGAGTGCTATTATCTCGACATGAGTTCTATCTGGATGATCTTGCCAGCTAGCTATTCCAGTATAATTTTTAACAATGTTGTGTATTGCAATTTCGAGAATTCCTCGCACTTTGTAGTATTCATCAGATCCGGTTTTATAGCATTTTCTCATAGCTCCCTGTAGACACCAACAAGTTGCTTTAGGATCTTCTGAGAATATTTGGAAACCTAGTAAATCGCGGGCTAAAGCATTTTTTATCCAAGCCGTTGGGTTTTCTAAGAGTTCGTAGATTTTCATGTTAGGGTTAGGATTTTGTAGTTTCTTGAAAGTGAATTGAACCAGCCCAAATGAGTGATAAGTTCATTACCCGTGTAGGAATATCTTGCTTTATCATAGCACATTATCCATTGGATTACTTGCGTGATGACGATGTATGAGCTGGTTCAAAATTGGGGCGTCGGAGAGGACTCGAACCTCTAATGTGGCTTTTAGGCCTAGTTTACCTGTTAACATACCGACTCCATTAAATTAACGCCAAGGAACTGGGATTACACCAGTTAACGTAATCGATACGTTTCCAAGGTTGGAGCGCGGAAGATTGGGAGTTTTCCGTCTATTACGGACTTGGCAAAAGTATAAAACTCTCCAACTACCGACAAATGCATATGATCCTGGGCGGTATGGACTCACGCAGGTGGTTTGAAGATAGTTGGAGAGTAAAGTGTTCATGGTGGGTTAGATCGAAAATTTTAATTTTCTCCGCATGTGATTAGTTTAGCTCCAGCTACTATAGCAGCTTGGAATTCATCGCGAGTAACAAAGTCAACAAGGATATTACTGTCGCGATCATATATATAATCACCAAGTTCCTGATCAGTGTCTGAGGAATTTAAGTATATTCCATCAAATCGCGTTACGTCTTCATTGACTAAACGGAAGCGCACTATGTCATCCATGGATTCCCATATTATCGCTGTTTTTATTGTTTCTATATCAGGCATAATTTATTAGAAGGTTAAAAGGTTAAAAGGTTAAAAGGTTAAAACATCATTGGTGGGCCGGCATCTTCATCTACAGGAGGTTCTGATATTGCAGAAGATTCCATTGTAGTGCTACAACCGCTCCACGTAGTGCTAAGCACTAGCAAAACGCCAATTACGAATAATTTGTTCTCTGAGTTCTTCATTGTAGTGTGTTATTAGTCCATTCTGGGGTTCAAGGAAATACCATTCTTCGTTGTTACAGTAAGTCATGATAGTAACGTGTGCTCCAGGTCCGGGGATTCTGTTTAATGCTTCATCACGTTCGATGAATACCCAAGCTTCAATCATGGCGGGTGCAGTTTTCTTTACTAAGGTTTCGTTCTTACACAATGCTAAAGAGGCTTGCACTAATCCCCAGCGAGTAAAATCATCACAGTCGAAGGATTCATCTATAAATTCTCGTGGTGCTTCGTTTTTTAAGAACGATCCAAAATCGTCAAGCCATTCTAATGATGGCATGAAGTAGTTCTTGTCACGCATGGGAGCAACTTGGAGAAACCCGAGTTCTATTTCCATGAGTAGCTTGAGTCCTGAAGCTGTTATTGTTATTGGGTCGTCAGTCATTAGTGGTTTCTGCGGTTTCTGCGTTTTCGTTTTCGTTTTCGTTTTCGTTAGTGGAGAATAATTCAAGCGCGCGCTTTAACTTTCCAAGGTCTTTAATGCCGGTCTCTAATTTATCTTCAATGATTCGATTGGCTATTTTCCAGTTTATGCCCAGATTTTTTACGAGACAATGTCGGAGTTCATCAAGGGTTTCTAGTTTCTCTAACCGTTTTTGTCGTTCCATGTCTGCCTGCTCTTTTACTTTCGTGCGGCGGTTAATTGACACTTTCCACTCAGTGATTCTCCAGAGTTGGAAATACTTATGGAGATGTTCAAGATCTTTTTCACAAGTGTGACAGGGTTCAAGATGGCAAATAGTTAGATTGTTCCGTTGAATGAGGATTGCATTAGCTACTATTTCATTAACTATCGCATATTCTTTAGTGTGAACTGCAAGATCAACGAAATAGGCAAGATCAATAACGATAGTAGGTTTATCGGGTTTTCTTGCAAGAGGTTCTAGAGGAGGTTTTACGGGTTCAATTCTTGAGTAACCTTGCTGCTCTTTAAACCATTTGAATAAATGACGTTTACCTTTATGATCTTGCCATTCAGCGTGATTAATTTTTACCCAACCTCGTTGAGCATTAGCCAGTTCTACTAGATGGTCGTGGGTGCTTATTATAAGAGGTATATTAGGTTCTTTCATCGGAGGGTTCTTTCTTGGATAACAAACCTAGGCGGACTACACGCTACTCAGGTTACTACATGTTATTGCATGCAGTCCGCCATGGTTTGGTATCTGTTACGCTGGATTCATATTTCGTCCGTCGCCTTTCTTTGTTAACTTATGTTTCTGTCGGTTCTAGAAGGAAGGTTCCCTGCTTAATCGTCTGTGGAGCGTTTCTTACGTTCGACAATTTTTGCTTTGATATCATCTTGTTCTCTGACCAGTTCCAAGATTTCTAGTTGCATTTTCTTTGCTTCTTCTGGTTTCCCTTGCTCAGAGTATTCTACAATTTTACTCCAATCCATATTAGTCATCCGCTCGACTACGCTTTCTAGCTGACTTTCCAAGTCCGTAATCGAGATCGGCTTGAATTGCATTTCCTCGAAGTCCTTGGTGAATTGTTCAATATCGAAGTGTTGATTCGGGTCATCGCCTTTGAGAAGCTCAATTCCCAGCATTGCCAAGCCTCCATTATAACCGTTCGCTAGGTTCTCCGCACAAGAGGTTACAAGCTTCCGTCGAACAACTTGATTAACTGCATGAGCTACGTTTGCACGTCCAAGCACTTTAATCACATCGAGTAAGTTATCTTCATCGACTCGCACAGTAACAAACGGATGTTTCGTTCCACCGCCTTTCGTTTTTAGAAAACTGTCACATTCTAAGATTACATCCCCAAATGTCAGCGTTGGCGGAGTGAGTTTTTTTAGCTTCTTAAGTGGATCAATTTTTTTAGGATCATTTCCGCCTTCAGAGCTAACGCTAGTTCCAGCCGTGGATTCAGTAGGTTTATTTAATAGACTCATAACTTTGTTTCTTTATATTCTTTCTTTTCTTTTTTTTGTTTCTGGTAGATTAACTTCCTGAAAATAGGAAGTTCTCTTTAGGAATTTCTTTCCCTTCGAGAGCATATTGCAGTTCTTCAAGTTTTTTCACAAGTGTTTCGTATTCTGCAATTTCTAAATTCTTCTGGATCCACGCCAGCCGTATCAAACCTCTGCGATTTCGTTCTGCTGGCGTTGCTTTTACGTGTGCTTTAATTCGTGGAACACCGTAAGGATTCCCTCCAGCTTCGTGGATTCTAATCCCGCCTATTTTAACTTTCCTCGGCATGATGTTACTGTGCTATTGGCACGTAATTTTCTAGCAATTTTAATTGTTCATCCCAAACTTCTATTTGTCCTTCGAGTTTCTTTCTTAATTCCACCGTGCAACTACTACAATCCTTTCTTGTTTTTCGAATCTCCCGTTTTAGTATATCTCCAAGCACAACTGCTACAATGTGTTCGAATGTTGACCCCGACGGGCTAACTGTTGGTTCCTTCGGATCTGCTTTTGCTCTTTCCACGCTTTCTTTTAACTCCTCTGCTGTTGTGGCTTCTAAAATCCGTTTATATAACACATCTAACATCATTTCTTCTTTTGTGTCTGGTAATACAAGTGGGCTAATAACAAAAGCCCGTATTGCTACCTCAAGTATCGCTGCTTCGTTCGATGTTAGTGTAAGAGTCATATCAAGTTCCGTTGTTCTGCGAGGTTCTGTGAGAGCCCTCGGCTCTGCTACCCCTATAGAAAGCAAGTCTTGTGCCATATCGCCCGCCCGCTTGCCTTTCTCCTTAAAGGCGCTCTTCTTGTTTTAGCACAATACCTGGTTTCTCTTTAAATACTTTAACTCTTAAATTGCATAGTTTACGTAGTAGAAATTTTTAGTCTGGGGTACACCCCCTGGGACGTAAATTGTGCATTTAGTTTAACTCTTATTTAAAGTTTTTTCATGTTCTGTGTATTGTGCTAGGTCTTAGTAGCGTTAAAGTTGCTAAAAAAGAGTAAATAGAGCCTATTAGTTTAAATAGGAGTTAGTCATATTAGTGTAAAAGTTTAATTTCAATATAGACATATATTTACACTCCATAAACTCCACTAACTAACAGTTAAAGTATATTGGAGGAATCGTGGTTAAGTGCTAAGTCTTAAAGTTTAAATCACCGCGTACTGCATCCTCTATCAGCAAGAGGATATTTATAGTTTCACTTTCCGTAAAGGTGCAGTCTTTATGTCCCGGCCATAGTAATGCAATCTTTTTGATCTTGGCTCGTAGTTCTATTTTAGTCTGTTCTGCACGTTTTGCTAAGTGCTCTAGTGCAGCTTTATTATATTTGTATTCCTGTAAGAGAAGTTCTTGTGCTGCAATGCGAGCCTCTAGATCTTCTATGTATTTCAACGCTTGTTCTAGGTCCATCATAGTGGTTCTTTCTTAGTGGTTACCGTTACTAGTAGCAATTACCTTGCCAATTGCGCGTGGTCTGTTGTTTCTATTCCTTTAACGTTAAATTCCTTTACGTTTCCTTAGCGCCCGCGCCTATGCGTCATCTTCCCCACGCATTTGCGTCATACTCGCGCATCCGTTGGGTGTATCCATCCACGCATACAGTTTAAGAATAGGGGGTGGGGGGCCAAGAATCCGATTAGATCCAAGAACATAGCAACTCGTAAAATTTTAAAATCTGAAATCTGAAACTAAACTTAGAAATCTAAATATGGCATAGAGAATGCTATGAATATGGTACATGGAAGCTCGGGACGAGAAGGAAAAGAAAGGTGAAGCGGAAGCTAACGCGAGGAAAGCTTTAAGAAGTAGTGCAAGGGAAGCGCGGGAAGCGAAGACTGAAGCTAGTGGAATGGAAAAATGGGGAAGGGAGTTAGAAGAAAAGGAGTTAGGAGACCCGTGAAACCTGTAGAGTGGATGGTAGGGGGAATGGTGCTGACGGTGTGTGGAAGTATAGGAGCTACAGTGGGAGTACATTTGTGGCAAGGGACAGAGTTAAGTGAAGCAGGGGAGAAAATGTTTAGTGATACGCTACATGTAATGCTGGGAATGATTTCAACGTTTGTAGGGTTGAGATTAGCAGCAGAAGGGAAAGTTGAAAAGAAAATTGAAAAGACAAATGAGGAAACTTGATGAATGGTTTCCGGACGAGTTAGATTTACGATTTCGGGATATGGCGATGAAAAAGCGGCCGTTCATGCTACTCGCGAATTTTCGTTACGTAAGAAGTAACGGTGAAGTGATTACTGTTCCCAGCGGATACACAACGGATTTTGCAAGTATTCCACGAGTACTTCATGGAGTGTTTAATCCGATTGGACGTTATGGAAAAGCTGCAATAGTACATGATTGGCTATGTGATACACGCAAACGGCCAAGCGTAGAAACACATAATATGTTTATAGAAGCTATGCACGCATTACGAGTAAAACGAAGAACCATTTGGGCCTTAGGATTTGCGGTTCGTATATTTGGATCTCGATGGAAATAACTAAATAATGAGCACGAAACTGGAAACTGAAGAGTCTCGCATAGGAACTATGAATGCAGTGGAAACTGTAGTTTGTGAACGTTTCGAAACAGGCGATGATACACTCAAAGAAATTGCCGCAGACTTGTCTTTACCAGAAGTACAAGTTGTAGCGATTCTATCAAAGTTTTCTCCACAATTTCGTGATCACTTGCCGGTGGAAGGTGAAGGAAATGGAGAAGTTCTGATTCGGGATTCAGTAATTGTAGCAAACCAAGGTGAATTTGATAAACTACGAAACCATGCACATGATTTAGCAATATCTGCGGAGAGTGAGGCAGTTCAGTGGAGTGCGACAAGATATCTCTTAGATGAAGTAAAGGGCCGAAACGATCAGAAAGAAGATAACGGTAGAACTCAACTTAACGTACAGTTTCAAATAATTGCTGCAAGAAAAGAGAATACAGAAAAACTCATTAAACAGCAATTAGCAATAACAACAGGATAAAATTATGGCATTTGATAATCATAAAAAACCAACTAAGCATAAAAAAACTTTTCATGAAGTAAGACCAAAAGAGAAAACATTTCACAAAACGAAAAAGAAGATGAAAACTAAATGATTCAAGCCGTTCCCACTACCGAAACTCCACAAGCTTTTGAAACTGAAGCTATTGCAGATTACTCTTCAGATTTTTCTCGACGAAATACAGACTTTTCAGAACGTCCTGATCCTCTCACAGAAGCTGAGAGAAATACTGTTAACGATTTCGAAGGTCCGAGCCAATATCTTCCGCTCCCCTTTGAAGATCCAATTAACATGTATGGATTTTTCTCTACGCCATTCCAGCGCGGAGACCTTATTCTATCAAAATGGCAATTAGAAACTTGCTCGTATGTAGTTCACGGAATCCAAGGGGTAACACCAACTGCAAAGATTCCCTTGAAGTTTCTTCTTCGTGCATGCAATGGCTCAGGAAAAGATGCGTTTTTTACGGCGCCTCTTGTGGTATTTCTTACGGCCACCTGTATACGTCACAGATCGATTGTAACTTCTTCTTCAGATAACCAACTTAACACACAAACTGAAGCATATATTCGTACATATGCCCAGACCATTAACGATTTCTTCGACTCCAAAATCTTTATAATCAAGCGTCGACATATTATTTGTTCACTTACGGGTTCTGAAATTGTACTTTTCGCCACTGATGAAGCTGGACGTGCTGAAGGTTTTCATCCATTCCCTGATTATCCTGATACCGGTATGCTTATTGCAATGAATGAAGCTAAATCTATTGAAAAGGATATCTATCAGGCTTTACGTCGTTGTAATGGTTTTAACCGTTGGGTAGAAGTTTCTTCTCCTGGGCAAATGGAAGGAGAGTTTTACGAAAACGACGAGCGAGCTATACCTTGGGATCAAAAAGAAATTGCGCCGTATGACAAAGCTATTTATATTAAACGAAAGATTCCGTATACAATGTGCCCTCATTTGCAAACAGCAGATAGTGAAAATCTAATTGAGGTTCACGGTAAGGATGATCCTTGGATTCAATCAATGCTGTTTGCAAACTTTTCTAACGATCCCGAGGGTACTATCATTGATGGAGTGTTACTGGCAAAAAATAAACGTAATGCTGTAAAGTACTTAAAGATTAAAGGTGATGCAATTGGGTTAGATTTTTCTATGGGAGGGGATGCATTAACTTATGCATATCGTTCAGGTAATACTTTAAAATTCCCCGTTCGTTCTTTTAGAGAATCTAAAGCACAAAAAATTGCGGACCAATATGTAAGATGGTTTATCGAAGATAAGGTTCCCCTAGCGCAGGAGATTGACGATGGCGCAGAGCAAATTGTTATTAATGGGGATGATGGTGGCGTTGGTAAACCTATTATTGATCTTATAGAGGCAAAGGGTTATCGGATAAACAGAATTACAAATAACTCACCACCAACGATTACGAACACTCGAATACGCCGTTATGGTAATATGGGTGCTCAAATGTATTTTACAGTGAGGTTTATGTTAACGCATGGCGTTATTAATCTTGATACCGCAGCCGAGAGTACTCGAAAACAATTGCGCAATCGAAGATATGAACGGCGGGGTAACACTAAGTATCTTTTTCTAGAGAAAAAGGAAGATTTACGGAGAGTTGGTAGACCTTCCCCGGATGAAGCAGATGCCTTAGTCCTTGCATTTCGAAATCTCACTGTATTTGATTTCTTGCGTGAGGGACATATCACGTCTGTACGGCAGACTTATGAGAGCGCTAAGATGACTAAAGAAATTAAAACGGTTCAAACTATAAGAACCGTTAAAAACGAAGTCAGAGGTGCGGTATATACGCTTGAACAACTTTTTAAAATGGCAGAGCTTCCAACAGTTAAACATAAACCAGGTAATCCAGGAATAGTTCGTAAAGCAATAGGAGTTGTTGCGCTTTCCAGGGGCTCTGGAAGAAATAGGAGAATACGACAATGAGTGCAGGATTGCATGATTTTCAACCTGATGATTCAACTGTAGATACAGTGGGTGTGGTTAAGCCGCAAGTTACTCTTACAACAGAAGTACTTACACCAGCAGAAGAGGACGAAAAGCTTCCAACTTATGAATCAATTCGGCCACGCGTTTCTGCAATTTTGAGTTATTGGAAAACTTCTATCATGCCTCAACTTGATGCTCAGTCTGAAGATCGACGTTTTGAGATTGATGTTGCTGAGCAACGAAGAGAAGGGAATCTTGATGCAGATGAAATCATGGTCCCAATTCGAACAATTTCACAGAACGTAGAGACAGCTAAAGCTGGATTTGTAGAACTTTTGGGCGGTGAGTCTGGTGCGCTTGTTTCATTACACAGTGACCATTTCTTAGAAGAGCCTGATAAAATTGTGTACTTACAAAAGTTAATCAATCGAGAGATTAAATCTCGTGGTTGGTTGAAAACTCATGTACGGGTAATCGATTCATTTTGCACTCACGGGTTTTCTCACTATGAACTTATTGTTGACAATGATGCTCCATTAGGTTGGCGAATTGCAGATATACCAGCACGGACTTTACTATTTCCAGAAGCGGTTAATTCTATTGCAGACGCGGATATTGTAATTCGGCGAAAGACTATTCTACCAAGTAGACTTCAAGCACTTGCTAAGATTGATAGTATGGAATTTGAACCAGATGCTGTAGCAGAGATTTTGTTACAGCATACTATTTCAGAGAAGAGCGATGATGTTGACACTACAAAGCGTTTAAATGCTTCTATACTTTCTGATACTACATTAGATAGTATGCGAATTGAATATTTAAAGATTTACTTTCGGAATCCTGACGATGACAATGCACTTTATCAAGGGCTAGCATGGGAGAATGGGTCTCTCTGGCTCCGCAAGCCCCAAAAATTGATGTCAGGAAAACTGAGGGATACTACAAAACCTGATTCTGACGTTAAGTTTGTTGAAGAACCTGCCCGTAGAATGCCTTTCTACGAATCTATTCTAATTGAAGACGAATCGGATGTTTTAACTGAGAAACGTGGCCGTGCACAGTTAGATAAACCCACGCAAGAAGCAAATACTGTACTTGCTTCTGCTTTTGCTAATGGTGCTCAACGTTCTTCAAATATTCATGCATCACCTGCAAACCCGCAATTCGAGGGTGAAGCGTCACTAACAAATAAGAAGGTTATGAATGGTGTTGCGTGGGATTCTCCTATGAATTTTCATCAGCAACAACCACCAAGTGACTCTTTGCTCCTGGGAATGCGGCAATTCACTGCAGAGAATAACAAAGATGCAGGGAATATTACATTTTCTACGTTAGATCGTGCAAAATCGAATACAACTGCGCAAGAATTACGGACTTCACAAGGTGTTTCGGATAGTTTATCTACTATTTCAAAATTAGGGTTCATTAACACTCTTCGATCAATGTTTGCAGATGCGTTAGCTATTACTTTTTCTCGGATTCTCTTTGGTGAGCTTGAGATTCCAAGTATGAAACCCGATTTTCCGATTAAAGAGATTGTAGCTAAGCCAATCTTTGTAGGTTCTGCGGCTTCAGAAGATGTGATTGAACGAAATCGTATTCTGGGAAATATTGTACAGATTCTTCCGTTGTTACAAGCAGGCTCAAAATATAGTGACGTGCTGATAGAATTGATGATTCGATTAATGTTTCCTGCAAGGGCGGCCGAGATTATTGGAGATGCTGACAAGAATGAGCAGACGCAAGAAGCAATGAAACAGCTTCTGGAACCGGCAAAACGCATGGCTGAGTTAATTTTGCAGTATGTGAATAGTAATGGACAACTTGATGCGCTTAAAACCGCTGAGTTGGCTGAACTGGCGAAGAGTTTTATTGAAACTAACGTATAATGTAGAGAAAAAATCTTAGATATGACCACAGCAGCAGTACTACAAAGTCGGACACGGTCTACTGAAAAACAGGTAGAGCGTATTGCAGCATCAAAAAAAGATCCGCCATTAGATCCTGGCGAACCTGACTTACATGAAGTAGAGCTTAAACGCTGGTTAGCTTTGACAGTTACTCAAAAGTTTTTCACGGCTATTGAGAAGGAGGAAGTTATAGCCTATGAGCGGCAGTTAAGTAATTTACGTAAAGGAAACACTACTGTAGCTATGGTTTATACAACTGAACAAAATGTTTTACGTAAAGTGCTTGCAGCCCAAGATCTTGAAAGATTGAAAACTATAGTCTAAAAAAGAAAGAAACACCTTACTATGCCTGAAAAAACGATAGAACAACAAGTAGAAGAAGTTAAAAGAAAAGATTTTGTAATTCAAGATCCTATGGATTATATGGGTCAAGTTGTAAAAGAGCAAAAAGATTTAGACGAAAAGCAAAAGAAGGAAAAAATAGAGGAAGGGGAAGAAAAAGATGTAGACGAAGAAGAACAAGAAGATGTAGACGAATCTAAAGATTCTACTAAAGATTCTACTGAGGAGGGTATAATAGAAGATTCTTCTAAAGAAGATTCGTCTACACAGGAAGACTCTTCTAATGAGTCTAGTAAGTCTAGTGAGTCCACGGAAATAACTACTGAAACTACTGCTGAAGCAGAAGATGTTACAACAAAAATTGAACGAGGCGCAACTAGAGATTTATCTGATTTTGCTGAGGAACACCATCAGCATCTTCGAAAGATGGGAAATCAGGCGTTTGCTCATGTAGGTGAGATCCTGAAACAACGTAAGGTTGAACAGGAAGAGTTAGTAGTTGTACAAGCAAAAGTCACGGATTTAGAGAAAGGAATTGTTAGTTCTTACCAGGAACACCCTCAAGCTTTTGTATTAACTCCTAAGTACTCATCATTAGTTGCCGAAGAATCTGAGATAACTAGTCATATCACGCACTGGGAGCGTCAGAAAAGTTTAATCGCAGCAGGAAAACAATGGGTTAATCTTGAAATGGTTGGAAATCAGCTTGTAAATTCTGCACCAAAAGATCCTTCTGATGAAGACGGTATTGCAATAAATGCAAAACTTCTAGAGCTAAAAGGTAAAATACAGCATATAGGAGATCAAGCACAGCAGCTTGGTGCTGCGCATAAAGAGCGACATATAAGTTATTTGGCTGGGATTAAAAGTTTTGCCCAGAAAGCGTTTCCTCAGTTTGACGATAGTTCAAATGAGCCTGCAAAAAAAGCTTTGCTTAAAAGTGAGGGTGAAGCAAAAGCTGCTGGCTTAGAAGGAAATCCTTTAGCTCCTTTATTTGCGAGAAGTTTTGCAACGATTGAGTTACAAGCCCAGATCATCAAAGACTTAAAAGAAACCTCTGCTACGGTCAGAAAGAAGAAGCGTAAAGATTTAGCTACAGTGAAACAAAAGGCAGATAAAATCTTAGAGAGTGCATCTACAACTAGCATTATAAAAAATAAACCATCATCTAGTGCTGAAGATGGCTGGGGGACTGTGGAGTATTCATCTTTCGAGAGCTAATTTCATGGGCACTATGGCATGATTCTTGCTATAGTATAGACAGTCACTACAAGGATTGGGCTACCATTTAGACTAATTGTCACTAATTTTGCATTGGGCAGTGCTACTGATGTAAACTTAACTCTTAGACTTATGGCAACAATAGCAGTTCCTAGTATTGATCAACCAAGAAATATTGAGATTCAATTCTCGATAGAAGATAGAGAGCGATATAATACGCTACCGTTCTATTTTGCAAAATTTCAAGTGGATGATATGCGCTTGAATTCTGTGTATGCAAAGATGACGCGTAAAAGACGATGGCAACCAAATGAAGGTCCGACAATGACTGCGGTTAAGAAAGCACGTTCACCTTTGATTCGTCAAAATGCATTCCCAGTCGGTGTTCAAAGTGAACCATTGATTGATACTTACGATGTGACTGAGGTGGCGAAGCGCGCGAATGTACATCGCCAGAACTTTCAATCGCCAGTATTTAAATTCGGTCCGCATTTTGAAAGTTTCTTTGCAGATAATATTCAACCGAATGTAGATAACATTATTACTCAGATTCGGATGTTCCGGGAGTTCTTTCTTCGGACAAGGATGTTTCATAAAGCTCCGTATATTTATCTTCCTGATTCAGTGGATAGACTTTATGCTGCACCTAGTACTGAAGGTGCTGCGGATGGTTCTGTTGGAAAGACTACGGACTGGCTTCAAGCTATGTCAACGCAAGTCGGTGATCCAGGAAATCTTTCGCTGAATACTGTTTATCAGACAGCACAAGCAATGTCTACAGACATTGGTGCGCTGCCGTTTAAGCCTGGTGGAGATATTGTGAATTCAAACGGTCTTAAGGACAAGTATGTTCTGATTACTTCGGAAGAGGCTTATATGCAGTTTAACTTTGATCCTTTTCGCTTGGAAAATCGAGAACTTTCTTTGGATGTAGTTACAGATAATTTTAAAGGTGATATTTTTGGTCGAGTTACTTGTATGACAGAGACGCATCCTTTGCGCATGTTGAATGATGGAACTTTTCCAGCACCGGAAACTCGGATTGAAGAGTCGGCAGGAGCGCCGGATCTTATTGGCGAAACGGTTCCAAATCCTGCATATGTTACAGCTCCTTGGGAAATTGCGCTTATGTTTGGTGCCGATTCCTTCGAGTCTTTTGAGGTTGGTCCTCCACCAAAACACTTCTCGTCGAACACTGCGCCTAGTAAGCAGAAGTTTAATGCGATGCGGTGGAATGGTGAGGTTCGCATGATTGATAATATGATCATACCTGATGGTTCTGGCGGCTATGCTACGAATGAGTGGGGTGAGTATCTCAAGTTAATCGCTGATGTTACAATTGGTGCAATTGCAGTAAGAGAATTGAACGTAGTTCCTATCTTATTCAAGCGTATTAGAGGCGTTGAAAATTCCATTGCATAATTAATTAAACACAATATAACATAATGAAAAAACTATTAAGTGTTTTGATGTTGGTAGCCGGACTGTCGGTTATGCAAGCAGCGGTAGAGGTTTACACACTAGATCCTGCTGTTAACTTTGATGTGGGTCGTCCGTTTATTCGAACAAATGTGTTCATTACGGCTAAGACGGTTACTCGGGTACAATTGTTTGTTGCGGGCACAGCAACTACAGTTCAGGCTAACTTCTACGATTCGAACGATACGAATGAGCTGTTTCAGCTTACTGGATTTCAGACAATTACAAATTACCAGACGAATTTCACGCAGGTGCTTACAAACCTTGTAGGACCCGAGATTGTGTTGTTTACAAACACGTTCTCGGGTATGGTTTCATTGACACAAGCTACGGTGACTGAAATTGCATTACCTGTGAAAGGTGCATTTATTGCTATTACTACGGCGCCCGTGGATGAAACACTTAATCCGCCTTGGAATATCATTAGGGGTCTTTTAGTAGATTTCCAAACAAACGCAACGTTGATCATCCACACGCGGTAAAGAATCTTGTGCAAGTCTGTGGTAGATAGCACGGGGTAGGGTAAAAATCGATGGACGAGAAGAAGTATAAGTGTTAGGTTCCGCTTTTCTAATTCTCGTCCATCAAATCTTTTTTAAGTTATGTCTGTATCTCTAGGAGCAGGAACATTACCAAAACAGCCAACTGCCTTTGAAGTAATTTTCTCGCAGTTGAAAACAATGCAGACGGCGCAGGCAACGCTTTTAACAGAACTTCGAGTAGGAACTGAAGTAGTATTTGTTGCGCCAGATACAAATCCAATTGTTATTGCAGTAACTGATACAGCTGAACGGTTACATGCTGTGGACGGAGAGCTTCTAGTTCGTAGCGTAATTCTTCATGGAGTTAAGAGTTTTGATGCAAATGGTAAAGGTATTTCAAACGGGAATAATGTACGATTTGGAATTGCTAATGATAAAATGCCTGTTGTAATTACACCGGGCGGATTTGCAGTTTATACAGCACCTGGATTTTCTTTCTTTGATCTGAATGACGTTTGGATTATTGGAGACGCAGGGGACGGTGTGCATATTGATGGAATGAGGTAATAGCAAATGGGATTTAACGCGTCAGGTGTGTCAGGTGGGCAATTGCAAGTTTACGGAACTCCGTTCTCTGATCCTGCTGTTATTACTGACATTGCGTTATTTCGTGCTAGGTTTGTAGGACCAGTACACACGCCCCTGCCAACCGTAGATTTTCCTGCGCCTTTGGGACCAGTTTTGGATAACCTTAATCCGCCTACAGGAGCTATTGCATTGAAAGATTCTTTAGAGAGTTATAATTTAGGGGATGTAACAAACCAAAAGATGAATGGAGGAGTTGGGTGGTCTGGTCCTTGGCGTACAGGAATAAACCCAGGAGCTTCGGAGGGGACTGGTCTTGCTGAGGATTTTGCTCGTGGTGCAGTTACAGGTTTTGACGCCTTGGATTATGAGTTAACGGCAGAGCAATCTAACGCTGATCCGGATCCTATTATACTTGGGCGTCCGGCGCTAAACTTTGCAGGGCTGACTCAATGGGATGCTATTAATTCTCTCGGTGCTCCTGCGGGACAACTCGGTTACCCAGATTTGGTAAAGTTTCGGGCAAAAAGCGATCCTTTTGGTGTAGGACTTGATGCGCTATGGTATCCGAACGACGGGATGTATTTGGATATGGTAGGTTCCCCTGGTGGTGCATTAACTCCTGCGGCAGAAGATGGCGCAGAGATTCAGAGTGGCTGGAGTTTAGTACATTTGCGGACTAAGGCAAGCTGGGGTTTACAACCGGGGGTTAAATATCGTATACGAATTCGGTTTGCAGGAAATGGTAGGAGTGTTATTCATGGGAATGATCTGGAAGTGTATCTTACTACAACACTCTTTGATAACCTTCCGGATACCGGTAGAAGTATTGCTAGAGCTTCCGTGTCAAATCCAATTTTAAAAACTCGACCACAGTATAAAATAATTAAAAACATCGATATTAATCACCCACAAGAAGATCTAATTTTAGTTTTTTCTGTTTCACCATCATCTTCGAATTTTAAATTAAATATTCGATGTTCTTTCGTTGGGAATTTAAGGACCAGGACATCACAAAATTTAGTTAATGCTTCTTTTGGGCCTTTAGTTTTTGAGGTGGAGATTAAAACTCCTAATGGAGAAGTAGTATTCTTTGATGACTTTGATACTGAGAATCCGCCCGCAAAAGATCCAGGGCTGGTTTTAGAAACTTCGCAAGGGAAATTTGTAAACTCAGGTGATGTATTTCTACCATGGGGCGGTGAAGGCTCATGGTCAGGGCCTTGGAAGATTGGAGCTGAAGATGGTGTCGGGGATGATTCGATGGAATCGTATGAGATTGCAAGTAGTAGTGCACTGAATAGATTAGGCGGTGGGATTGGATGGTCTGGTCCTTGGAAAGTAGGGCGTGCAAATCAAGATTTAGCTTTTCCTGAAACTGAAGATCCTGCGGAACCTTTATTAGGATCAGATACTATTGAAAGTTATGCTTTGGGCGCTGTGGTGGCTGTATTGAGTAATTATCCTTCTAAACTAATTCCTTTATCTTCGTTAAATTCTTTAGTTTCTTCGTTGGTAGATTCTGGTACAAACAGTACTGTGCGGCCACCTTGGTTTCAGGTTGGTGGAGGTACAGAGTTTAATACTTTTGAAGGCGTAGGGTTATATTTACTGCTTCGACCGTCTAGTAATTCATTGCTTACTTCGGCTGATCCTGATGAAGATTTTGGAGCACAGATTGATGCAACCTATTCGTTGGATTCCGCAGATGTCCCAGCTCTTGTAGCCGAAAGATTTAACACTGTATCAACCTTTGATCTTTTAATAGGAACTTTAGTGCGTTTAACGTTGACAGTTGGGTCTAGCCCTTATTCTCCCGAATCTGCATATTTCTGGGCACGCTGGGGAAGTATTGGTACAGAGAGTACAAAGTTTCTTTCGACAAACCAGAATTTCATGCAAGAAGTAAATACGCTTGCTATAAACACTGGAGCGGCTAAGCAGCCTACGACATTGGTGCTTCTTATGACAGTGGGCACAAGTGGTCCACAGAGTTTAAACCTTGGTGCTGCTTGTGTAACGCGGGCTAGTAAAACAGGCCGGCCATTCTTGCTGGAGATTCTGTTGGAGAATGTAGATAATGGTGCAACAATATTCTCTGAGAATTTCGATACGTCTAATTCAGTAACTCGTGAACCTTTAGACGGAGGTTCTGCATGGGATGGACCTTGGGTGGTAGATCCTTAAACGAGTTAATAAAATAGATACAGTATTATGGGATTAGCAGTAGTTGATATTTTCACGGGCGGTGATCAGTCTTTTAAGCTTGAGGATGTTCCGATTGCGCGAGGCATGTCTATGCCTGTGGCTGATCCATCTACTGTAGGTGGATCTGTTGGTACAAATTGGACGAAGTTACTGATTGGAATTCAATTTGCTATGGATGGAGCCGTGGATAACATTAGTAATCCTTACCTTTACCTTGGACTTTGTTCTGGCACGTCACAGATTCTAGGCGGTGGTGCACCAAGACATTTTATGGGTGGTCGTTTTGGTGGAGGGACTTTGACATATGCTGCTGGACCGCCTGAGTCTTTCTCAAACGGTGCAGGTGCCGTAACATTCCAGCGAAATCTTAATGGTACGGTAGTTGAAACTGGTTTTGGAGGCTCTTTTCAGAATAGATATTCTGGTGATCCAGAAGATCGTCGAGGAGTTCTTGCAATGCAGTTTGAGAAAACTGGAGGAAATATTGTTATGTGGGCAGGAGGTCAGGCAAACGCAACCACTTATCCTGATATTACTACGGTTAAATTCAAGCAACTCTTTGATCTAACAGATTTGTCTGACATTGGAACTTGGGATTCAAACTATGCTGCTGTAGAAAACACTACTCCACTTTCAGACGAACAAGATGTAACTAATGGTTGGTTAGATGCCATAAATATCTACTATAACAAAACTGCAATTCCGGCACACAAGTACGGGGTTCACTTTAAAAGGTTAGCATAATGAGTGTTGGAGCACAAACAGTAAATGATAGGTTGCAGGGAAAAGCCGCAGCAACTGTTCCTGCGGCAATTAGTGATCAAGAACTTGTAGCTGCGTTGTTTGATACCGTTGGAAGGTTAGTGACAGTCAGTGAGGATTTTGGACAGAAGCTTGCGAGGATAAGTGACATAACGCCAGCGGTAGCTAGATCTGCAACAATTTCTAATACACAACTTACAGCGCCAGGGAGGACGACTTATCAAGATATCTCGTGGGCTAGTTTTATAGCTTATCGAATTACAATTGCAGCTGTAGATACAGATGTAGATTTAAGTATTGTTCAAACTGATGATTTGGCAGATACTACTCCTGCTATTTCTCCTTTAGATTTTACAACCAAGGTGGCAGGATCAACACTTACAGATCATGTAATTACAATTACAGTAAATGGAAAGTATTTATTGATTGCTAGGCGTATGGCAACACATGCTGCGTTAAGTTTTGATGCAGAAAATGGGGGGACAGCGGTAACAGTAGATAGCGCAACAATTATAGGAAGATAAAAATAACATGGCTAAAATTAACTTTAAAGAACAGTTTAATCCTAATGCTCCTAGAGCGGGACAATTTGTTCCAGAAGAAGACCAGCATAAGCAAGAATCTGGTAGTCTATTAAGACCTGATTTTAATAAAGAAGATCCTGAACATCCTCTTATTGATCCAGGAGAAGTTACAAATACGGAACTTCGTAGGGCAGTTTTTGAGTCTTTAGCTGAAGGCATAGGGTTTGGCCAAGGATCAGGTTTAATTTACCGAGATTTAAAACCGAAAAAACTTGCTACTGAACGTTGTCGTGCAATGTATAGAGAGGTCATGGAGATTAATGGAAATATGCTTTTTGTTAATTTTAATTCTCTCGATGATTTTGATGCATATGAAATAGCAGTAGCAGAAAATACTCCGGGCGGGGATACTGATTTAGCTATAGATTGGTTAGCTCTTACAGCAGTACAGTACGGTCTTTTAGGTACAGCAACTTTTGATGAAGTAAAAGCAGTAATTCCAGATATTCCACAAGGGGTGTAAATGTCATTTAATATAAATATTCGCGATAGTAAACGTTTTACTGTCGATGATATAGGGTTTGGTTTAATTAGAGGATTATATCCAGGAGCTTTTCCTGTTATTCAAACAGGTAGTGTTGCCGGAATATCTGCGAATGTTAGAACAGTTGTTTGGAATGGCGCTTCTAGTGGTGACGAACCTTATCCTTGGCAAAATTCTGGTTTTTCTTTAGAGGTTGTTTCAAGTAGTCCTTTAGATGTTCAGGTTATAGAAATAGATGGATTAACTGTAGGACAAGAATTTCAGAATTCTGGACCACTCACTTTAAATGGAACAACTCCTGTAGCCGTTCCAGGGACATGGATTGGTGGTGTACACGGAGCAAAACTTTTAGCAAACAATGGCTTAGATATTAATGTAGGGACTATTGAAATTAGACTTGCAGGGGGCGGATTAGTTTTAGGAAAGATACTTCCAACAGAAGGTGCAACTCAAAATGCTATTTTTATGGTTCCTTTAGGTCTTACTTTATATATTCAAGCTATATTTCTTAGTTGCATAGTTATGAATTTAGATTCTGTTGTAACTTTACAAATTTTTAAAAAGGACCCCGGAGGAACTTGGCAAGGACTAGTTCCTTTTAGCGCTGGTGCTCAATTTATTCCTTTTTTGATTCCATTTCCTGTTGGTCCCGGTTCTCAAGTAGAATTGCGAGGATTATGTAACAGAAATATGGCTACTATAAGTGTGGGATTTAGTGGTGTTCTTGTTCCGCCAGGCTTTGATGAATTTTAGTTCATTATGAGTAACGATAGTCATCCAGAAATTACTTTAGAGCGTTGGCGTGGAGCTGGAGCAGCATTCTCTCCGGACTTTAGCGCGTCGTTGGCGACCTTTGAGAAATATGGCTGGGCTGTTACCGGGAACCCTCTACATGTCGATGGGCCGACTGGTGGGAAGGCGTTAAGTTTTGATGGGGCGAGTAGACTGAACACGGGGAGTAAACCAGACCGAGGACTTACGGCTATTTCGATCTCGGTTTGGGCTTTTGTTGATCCTGATGATTTTGATGGTGGGGCAGCTACTATTCTCGATAATTCGGGATTATCCCCAGGCTCGAACAGCGGATTTGATTTATTATTCGATGATCGAGGAGGGGCGAACCCCACAAAAGGTGTTTTTTTTGAGTTTAAAGGTTCAAGCGGTAGAATAGGCAGATCAAATGATAATGTAATATCTGTTGCAGGTTGGTATCATATTATATGCATCTACTCAGTCAACGTTTTTGAATTTTACATAAATGCAGTTGATGAAATGTCATCAGGAACGCCTGACGGAAACTATAACCCAGGTGACTTTAATCTAACAGTGGGAGCGAACACAACAGATGGAACATTTCCATTAACGGGACGTGTGGGAGATGTCCTGATCTTCCCCAGGGTCCTAACGGCAACTGAAGTCTCCCAAATCTACAACAACACCGTTTTCAAATACAAAGACAAGCTGATCAGCATGTGGCATGGGGATTCTCCGAATTGGAGAGATGCGATTGGAAGTAATGACGGGACGGGAACAGGACTGGACGATACGAATATTGTAGCTGGGATCAATGGGTTGGATCGAGCGACGAGTTTTAATGGGACGGATGAGCGTGAGGATATGGGTGACATTGGATTGGTGAAAACCGTTGTTCATTTGGTTAATCCTGGCTCTACTACAGAACAGTTTACGCAATTGGATGCTGGTAAGTCAATTGATCTTTCAGGGGGGGCAGTGACTTATACGGGTATTACCGCATCCGCGACTTTTGTGGACGATGAAGCTAGCACAACCGTTGTGGCAGATAGGTTTCAGTTGATTGTTTCAACATTTAACACGGCGATAGTCTCCGCTGATTTCTCGGTTGCTTATGACGGCACAAATTTTGGAGCTATTAAATCAAGTGTTGTCGGAGTATTCAGCGATGAACTCACCCAACTCCAAGTCACAGATATGAATAGGCTTATCCGACAAGGGACATTTTAAATATGAGCGCGGTAGACCGTATATTTGATCCTTCGTTTCTCCAAGATTACTGGCCTTTGAACAAAGATGCTTTGGACTATAGTGGGCATGGGAGGGATGGGACGCCCACAGATTTGACGTTTGTGGAGGGGCCGTTTAACGGAAAGAACATTGGAGACTTTAACGGAAGCACAAGCGAAGTTGATCTTGACGATACAGTTTTACCAATAGGTTCTACTCCGCGTTCTATTACTTGTTTCTTTCAAGCAACTGATATAACTAGTGTAAAACTTTTTGATTATGGAACAGATACAACTGGGCAAAGGTTTGGTTTAGGAATTGGCGCAGGAAGTGTGCTAGAGTTTGACGGTTCTTCTGCTGACGTATCCGGAATTACAACTATTATTGCAGGACAACCTTATTTTACAGTAGTAACCTGGGATGGGGTAAGTTTGAAATTATATCTTAATAGCGTGTTTGAATCTGTTGGAACACCTACGCTTAATACAACACTTAGTGGTGGAGCTAAGATAGGAACTAAATTTGATGGTGCAACTGAGGATTTCACTGGCCAAATTTGGAAAGTTAAGATTTTAAACGTAGCTCTTTCTGTTGAAGAAATTACAGTTCTTCATCAATTTGATAGTAATGCTTAAAATGATAGCTAAGCAACCATATTCAATTTTTCCGGACTTAGAGATTACTACTTTAGAGGGCGTTTACTTTACGTTAGAAACGTCGTATAGCGGAGCTGATGGTAGTGATAAACGTAATAATGCTACTTCTTTAACAAATGCATCTTTTCAAAGTGATGGTTCTGTAAGTTTTACCGCAGGGGATTTCGTTATTCCATCTACAACGTTTACTACTCAAATCTATTGGATAAATGAAAGTGGTCAATGGAATCGTTACGTGGATAATGGGACTTTGATTTATAAGAATACTGTAGTGGTTGGATCAAAGCCTTTGACTATAACGTCTACAGGTTTTACAGGTGAAACTGTTCATGTTAAAGGGATTGAGTTATATTCTCATGTATACACTGTAGATGAAATTAACGCAGATTTCCAGAAAGCTGTACCTGATTCGAACGTTGCATTCCTTACTAGTAACTTCATTGAAGATTTCAGCCGTTTTGGAGCAGGATTAACTCCTACTGCTGTTTCCTTTCTTTCACGGTCTGCGCTTTTTCCTGTTGCTACTAGCGTAGTAGTCAGTGATAATGACTTTGCTCCTGTTGGTAATTGGAGTTGTGCGGGATGGTTAAGGTTAGCTTCATTTGGTGGTAGTAGTCTTGGTCGAATTTTGGACAATGGAGAAACTATTCTTCGTGTTGATGATACTAATGACACGCTTTCCTTCGCCTCGGATGGCTCTACATTTGCAGTCTCGGCAACGAATAGCTTGGAGTTAAATCGCTGGATTATGTTCGGGATACGTCGAGCTGCTGACGGAACTTGCGACTTCTTCGTAGATGGAGAGATTAACGGAACAGAAAGTCAAGCTTCAGGAACGCCGGCCGCTGGAACTACTTCTATGCACATAGGAAATGACTCTTCGTTTACTCCAGTGTTCGATGGAAAATTAACGTATTTTACTGTTTGGAATGGTTCACGTTCACGAGGAGAGTTTCGAAATTTCTATGAATCAACTAGATCTTTAATTGGATAAGACTATGAAAGCAAGTAGAACTGACATTTACATTGGTACGGCTTTGGCTACTCTGGTGCTTTTCTTGGGTTGGCTTTCTACTCAACAGGCTAATACTAAATCTCGTGTAACAATTATTGAAAACAGTTTTAGCAGTCCGGAAAAGTTGGGTGAGCTTTCTAGCTCTTTGCGTAAGTTAATTGATGGTAATGTACTAACCGCCAGAGAAGAACGAAAAGAAATTTTACAGAGTGTTAACACATTGAATCTTGCAGTAGCAGTCTTGGATGAAAGGGTTTCTCGTATTTTAGAAGAAAAATAAATGTTATGAATTCTGAAGATGGCGAAGGGGGCCAAAGGGGAATAGAAGAAAATCATGCATCACTAGTCGTTGACTTAATGGTAAGAAAAGGCTATCCGGTAGTTCAACCAAGTCATGAATCGCACAAAAACAATTTCTTTAAATTTACAGTAATTTCCTTTGGCTTTATCCTAGGTCTACTCTTAGTTTGCAATTTAAAGATTGTCTCACAGTGGCGAATAACAATCGATGAAGATTTAAAAACCGTAGATCAAAAGTTAAAAGCTTCCCTGATCGTACCGCTTCTGTTACACTCGAATGTAACTAAAAACACTGCGATATTAAATGGCACGAAAATTGCTGTAAGTAGTTTAGAGAAGGCGAAAAACGAAAACACTATTCGAATAAATAACTTGTATATGATGCTTGAGCAAGTGCAATTTGATTTGAAAACCCTCAAGAGTGAAAATCTTATACTCCTTGATTCGATGGTAAATGGAAATAACGAAGTAGTAAGAACCCCAAAGAAAGAAAAATTATGAGTTACCGTGATGATTTACCAGAGATTGACTGTGAAATAGGTGTTGATGTTATGGAACCGCCAGAGTTTAGTCCGTCTTCGATTTCTAGATTTCCCTTGAGCCCTCATGGGCAGCCTGTAATACCAATACCAAATCCTTCGTGTTCCATCAGCCCTAATACTTGCAGTCCTTGACCTATCATGAGTGATCTAAGCGATGCGCTAGAATTAGAATTTGGCCAGCACTTTACTGGTATTACAGCAATGACACAACCTGCGGCGTTGTGGGTAGCGTTGTTTACAGCTGCACCTACAGACGCGGGCGGGGGCACTGAAGTTTCAGGCGGAAGTTACGCGAGGATTAACATGGGAGTAGGTGCTGGAAATTGGACAGATGTAGGGGATGGAAGTTTTACTAACGCGAACGTTATCACTTTCGTTACACCTACAGCAGACTGGGGAACTGTAACGCATTTTGCATTGTATAGCCTCGTAACTGCAGGGACTCTCTACCTGCACAGCGCTTTAACTGTGACAGAGATTATCACTAGTGGTTCTCCTGTAATTTTTCCTGTTGCTGCGTTAACGTTTACACTTGACTGATGGCTCTTGCTGATCACAATCCTAACACTGTTGTTCATTGTCGAATGGACGAAGCTCTTGGTGGTCATAATCTTCGAAACCTGGCAGGCACAGATATTACTGTAGTAAACTCTCCTGTGGTTGCCTTAGCAGCATTTCCGGGAATTTCAGGGGAAGGATTTACCGGAGCGCGAGGTTTTTTTAACGTTGGAGATATATCAAGTGAAGAGCGGCAGTATGCGATTAATATTGCACCTGACACGAAACTGACAGGTGGTGCTAATTCATTCTCTGTAGCTTTCTGGTATAAGGCGGATTTTGGCACACAGTTAACCAACGCAACAGATACTCTTTTTGGTTATTTTAAAAACAATAGTGCATTTGGACGTAACACTATTGTTCTTGGCCGGCGCAGTGGGGAATTTCGTTATACTGCATTTTATGGTGCTTCCTTTGGTGATAATATAGTAGTACAAGGGCCTTTGTCTATTTCCGACGGCGAATGGCACAGTGTAGTATTTGTTTGGAACATAGCGACTACCAGTATTATTATTTATCTCGATGGCTCTGCAAATAGCATGTCAACAGTAGACGCGAATTTAGCAACAGTAAATGTTGATGCAGACGAGGCTCCCTTGTATATTGGCTGGGCTGACATTGCGTCGCAGAGATCAGCCGAAGGTGAGTTCGATTTATTTTCTATTTGGGATCAAGTTGCGTTAACGCCTACTGAAGTCGATGAGTTTCACACAGATCAAGCACAGGGTCTTTGGTATGGTCGAAATGTAGAAGGAGAATTCGAGGGCGTAGGAATATTTGCGGGAACATTAGAAATTTCAAGAGAGTTGAACGGAACTTTTAGCGGTGCTGGATTTCTTGAAGGTACTTTGAACGTTAACGGAAATTCTCTTACCGGAAAGTTTAGTGGTTCTGGCTTTCTTACTGGAACTCTTCAGGTGGGCGATAACGTTGTAACGCACACGCTTCCGAGAACACTCACGGAAGAAGGTCGGAAATTGCCAAGAACCTTAACAGCTATAAAGTTAAACTAATATGAGAGCTAATGAAGTAATTACTTTAGAAGCATTTAGTGATACGACAGCTTCAGATGCTAGTGGAGCCCATGCTTCGTATATATTTCGTCGATGGGATATTACGTTGAAGGCCCCTTTTCGATTGTACAGAATACCGAAGCCTATTGACGTAACATTTATTCTTTCTGTAAGGGCTGCTGGAACTGGCCCTGTTTCTGCAAGATATATGCTCTGGGAAGATGAAGCTGCTCGGATGCCTTCAGATGCTACGTTATATAGGAGTGAGAAACTTCCAGCAGTGGCAACCTTTGAAGCCTGGACAATTGTCGACCAGACTACTCCAGCTTTAGCAGAAGATTTGAACCTTCGTACAGGGTTACATGCAGATGACATATCTTGTGATGCAGATGACGAGTTAAGTACAGCAGCTACGATTGTTAAACTATACGCTGAGCTTCCTTGGCTTAATCCAAATGCTGGGGTACCTTTAGTCTTTAACGGAGCCTATGCTTGAGCCTGAAATAGAGTGTATTCAAATACTTCCGGTTTTTACCATGTGGTCTAAGCCGTGGCTGTACGGTCGTGATGAAGGTAAAGTAACGTGTGGATATGAAGTACAACAACGCATACGTTATGATCTTGCATATGCCAGCGCTTCGATATTACTCGCAATAAAACACTATGGTCGTGCGATAGTTTATGCAGATGAGTTCTTTCACGGAGTTATAAAGAAGCTGGGATTTAACGTAGGCGTTGAGGTAATCCTAGAGGATCTTCCTGCTACTCCACCTTTAGATCAGTTATTCTACACTGCGTATAAGTTAGCTGTAGTTGCTGATGCACAAGAAACTTATATAGATAATGGACTCTGCAAAACATTAGTGCATCTCGATTTAGATGTGTTTTTGTTAGAGCCCTTAGCCGTGAATGAGAACGATTTGGATAATACTATACTTGTGCAGTCCTCAGAGTTATTTTTTCCGAATCACATGCATTACGTGGATTTTTACTTATACCTAAAGGACAAAGTTAGGTTTGAATTCACTAGACAAGAACATGATTACTTTCAAGACATTCTTAATGGTCGAGCGTTTAACACAGGGATCATGATATTAGATTGCTCTGCTCGAATGCGTCCTTTAGCTACAGCCTCGTTAGATTTATTCCAGAGATTAACGAAACATATCCTAGAACTTAAAAAGTATCGAAGTATTTCATTTCCTTCAGCTTTCGTAGAACAGGGAACTGTAGGTCTGGCAGCGTGTAACCATTGGTTTCAAGTAAAGACCTTGTTTCCTGAGGGTAAAATTCCTATCGCACAAACTCTAGACATTGGTTACGCGCACTACTTTTACCTTGCTAAATACCAGGCAGAGTATTTTCGATCGATTCTTGAGTTAATC